AAAAGAAAACTCTTACTGATTTATTTTTGCCTAGTGATGATTTAAAAATATTAATTGTAAACGTTGAAGCGTTTAGTACTAAAAAAGGTGTAACTTTTGTAGAAAAATTTATTTTAAATCATAATTGTTTAATCGCTGTAGATGAGTCTACTACTATAAAAAACCCTAAAGCTCAACGAACTAAAAATCTTTTAAAACTAGCCGTAAATACAAAGTACCGTAGAATCTTAACTGGTTTTCCTGTTACGCAATCACCATTAGATTTATATAGTCAAAGTGCTTTTTTATCAGACCATTTATTAGGGTATACGTCTTTTTATTCTTTTCAAAATCGTTACGCTCAACTTATTAATAGAAATATGGGGGCTAGGACATTTAGACAAGTAATTGGTTATCAAAACTTAGAAGAACTAACTACTAAAGTAAATGGGTTTTCTTACAGAGTTTTGAAAAAAGAATGTTTAGATTTACCTGCTAAAGTTTACCAACGTAGGGAGGTAGAACTAACCCCTGAACAAAAGAAAGTTTATAAAGAATTAAAAGATTATGCGATAGCGGAATTAGAATCTAATGAACTAGTAAGCGTTACTTCTATTTTGACCCAGATATTAAGATTACATCAGGTAGTTTGTGGTTTCGTTAAACACGATCAAGGGGAAGAAGTAGAAATAAAAAATAATCGTTTAGAAGCTCTTATTGACGTATTAGCAGAAACTCAAGGCAAAACTATCATTTGGGCTAACTATCAATACGATATTAAAAGAATATTAAAAACGTTACAAGAATTTGTAGGAACAGAAGCGGTGGCTACTTATTACGGAGAAACACCAGATGAAGAACGTCAACAAATAATTAATCGTTTTCAAGACCCTAACTCTAAACTACAGTATTTAATTAGTAATGTACAAACAGGCGGTTATGGTATTACTTTGACTGCTGCAAGTAATGTTATTTATTACAGTAATAATTATGATTTAGAAAAACGTTTACAATCTGAAGATCGTGCTCATCGTATAGGACAAGAAAATAAAGTAACGTATATTGATTTAGTTGCTAAAGGTACGGTTGACGAAAAGATTGTAAAAGCGTTACGTAATAAATTAAATCTTGCTCAAGAAGTTTTAGGTGATGAAAAATGGAAAGATTGGATCAGCTAGTTTCTTCTATAGTTTCGCATACTTTCTAGAGCTTTCTCTACTTCTTCATCAGATAAAGTTCTACCTGCTTGACCTAATTTTTTTGCACTATCATATGCACTTTTTAATATAGTTGCAGTATCAGAAATAGTTCTACCACCTTCAACTGGTTTAATATTATCCATTATTATCTGACGTAATGTATCAGCATCCTTATCTGATTCAACTGGTTTAATATTATCCATTATTATCTGACGTAATGTATCAGCATCCTTATCTGATATTGCTCTACCCTCAGCCGCGTACAGCGGTCCACCCATACTTTTATAGCCCATACGGTTTCGTACTTTTTCAGGAAGTTTACTTAATCCTGGATTATCTTCGGGAACAGCTTTTAACTCACCACCATCAGCTGCCATACGTGGTTCACGATCATCAGCTTGAGACAACAACATATCAGCTTGAGCTAATACTGCACGAGCGGAAGCTATATCACCACCTGTTCTACTAACTACTGCTTGAGCTAAAGCTGTTGCATCACCTTCTATACTCATACCACCTTCCATAGGGTCCATACGTGGTTCATTAGCAGCCATTCTAGGTTCGCCCATAGAAACAGGTCCTGCCATAGGCGGAGGTCCACCAGCAGCTACTGGAGGTCCTTGTACAGGAGGTACATCAGTTCTAGTACCTGTCATCATCATATTAGTTAAATCTTCTATACCTGCCATTGTTATCTCCTGGGTCTAAAACCGTTTTGAAACATTTGTGTTGTCATTTTATCACCTTGTTCGCTCATCGGCAACTGCATAATACCTCTACGGTTAATTTGTCCACCATTAGCAAATCTTTTTTCTATGCCTAAATTAGCTTGGTCATTACCAAAATCATAAGTAAAAGTGCTTGTTACGTTGTTATCTAGATTTTTAGAAAATTCTAATTTGTTATCTAATAAACCTGCAATACCTTTTTCTATAGCACCAACCTCACGGTCTAGGTAATTAGCAATATCTGTTTCATATTGATCAGTAGCAGTAGTACGAGCAATATTCGCTTCTCGTCTAAGGTCTGTAACCGCTAGGGTATCGAATAAATTTTTATAAAAATTAGTCATTATCAGTTTGTTAGTTGATTGAATGCTTTTATTATTTCTTCTGGGATGTTTAATGTATCTCTTGTAGGTAACACCTCTCTAGTATCTCTTTTTTCTACAGGGTCATAATATTTTAATTGATCACCAATATCATTAACCACAACTGAGTGATGAGTATTAGCTATTCTAATAAAATTATTAATTCTCTTTCTATTAGTAATTGCTGATACATAAGCATCAAATAATTTTTCGTCCATTAAAAGTTCACCTAAAAACGCTTGGTTTCTTTGACCTATGGTACGTTCTATTGCCGTAGTTTGTCTACCTATTCTTGTTAACGGTGGAATAATCATTCGTTTTAAAAAGTTTATCTGTGGATCACCTAATTGTGCAGCTAATTCAGCTCTATTAAATACTTCTGAAGTCATACGGTCTGACTGTCTAGTTGCCATATCTCGTAAAACTTTTAAATTTTTAATAAATTTAGGACTTTCATCACCTAATAATCGTCCAAAAACTCCTTCAAAAGATAAATCTAAACCAATTATATCTTTGCGACCAAAACCATCATTAAGTAAGCTATCTAGTTTATTTAAATCTAATAAACCATCAGCATCAGTTAAACGTATGTTTATATAGGATTTAGTAGCGTTAGCTATTTCTTTTTTTAACTCAGCATTATCTGCAACTAAATCTTCAATAAATTTAATATCATCAATAAGTTCACCACTAGCTTTTTGATCAGGTCCTGCTCCTAAAATTCTAGTAACAATATTTATGGGTTCACCCGTACCAAACCTTTGTTCAGCTAAACGTAAACCACGTTCTAATTTTTCTATAGGTTGTATAACTTGTTTTTGTATATTAGCTCCACTAAATTGAGCTATATCTTTACCGAATAATTCTTGTAAAGTACCTTTATTAGTTTGTAAAAAAGTTTTGTAATTTGCTGCTAAATTACCTGCGGTATCGTCAGCTAAATCTAAAAAATTTGTCCTAATATAATCTAAAGTTAGTTTTTGTAAATTAGCTAATTGTCCTTGATTACCTGACTTTTTAAAAAATTCTACTAAACTTTTTACTCTACTATTACTGTCTGCGTTTTTTGTATTAGTAGAAAAAATATAATTAACTACAGACTCTGGTTGTTGTCTACTTAAATTTACAATAATCTCTTGATTAGCTAGTTCGGTGCCTACTTTTTGTGCTTGGAAAATATTTTGTATTTCGTCTGCTCGTTTTACTCCTATATTTCTTTTCATAAAGTTATAAATCTCTCCTTCAATAGCGTCTTGTAAATTTTTAGTCGCTTGAAAAACTCGTTGATCTACCGCTTTTTGTGGGTTTAACGTGTTCCTATAACTATTTAAATCCATTCTTAATTGATTTAATTCAGGTAAAGTAATATCACCATTGTTATATCTAGTTAAGCGGTCTCTAGCTTCTTCAGAAAAAAGTTCATAATAAGTATTTTCAGTTTTTTTGCCTCCAGCAGTAAATAGTTTACTTTTATTAATATTTTCGAAAGCTGACATTTCTTTTCTAATTTCTCTAGCAGAAATCGTACCGCCTAATTCTGGTATATTAATAGCTTCGTTTACATTGTTAGCTAATTGTTCTTTATATTCTCTAGCAGCAGCATTAATTTCAGTAGTAAATCGATTGTATAATTTACTACTGGCTTGTTCGTCAAAAACTTCGTTTAATAAATTAACACCTTTAGGGGCACCTGCTAATTCTATATTATCTAAAGACTGAGCTAAACGGTTTATAATATCGTTACCTTGTTCAATAAAATCTAATTTGTTAGCTTCAAAACGTTGCGTTAAATCTTTACCTATTTCGTTAGCGGTACGGCTATTTTGTAAATTATCAAATAACCCTGAAAAAAATTTTTGTATTGTTTCTTCATTACCCTGAAGCATTTCATTATAAAATTCTGTATATTTTGGATTACTAGAATTACTTATTAATAATTGTTCTATATCGTTTATAAATTGTACTTTTGAACCTTTACCTAATGACGGATTATACTTAGGTAAATTTTCACCAATTTCTAAACTTAATTCTTCAATAGCTTCGTCAATATCTAATAAAGTAATATCTTCTGGTCTACCTGCAACAGTTGGACTTTTTTTACCTTGTTTACTAGCTCGTACTTGTTCTATCGCTTCTCTAATTTTTTTAATTTCTGCTGCACCTACGTCTTTACCTGTTATTGCTCGATATAATTTAGGTGCACCGTTTAAAAATGTATCGATAGTTTGGTTTCCTGCAAACGCTAATAAACCAATCCAACCTGCTTCGTTTAACATATCAGCAAATTCCATATCATGAGCGTTATAACTAGCCCCAATCATACGTTGTATTAATTGCGTACCTGCCGCTCCCCCTGCTAATATTATATTACCTGTAACACTTTCTAATATTTTTTTAACAGGACCTGTATTAGCACTAGGAATTTTTTTCAAAAAATCATCTAACCTAGTTAAACCTTTTGCTCCAATAAGTACTTCAGCAGCTAAAACGGGACCTTCTTGTAAACCAAACTCTAAAAAATCTCTGGCACCAACTAAAGGTGAGTCTAAGATAACAGGAGCTTTACCCTCCTCATCATAACGTAAACCTAATTCTGGTTTACTAGGGTTGATATAACTAAATTTTCCAGGAAGTTTATCAGCAAACTCTCCTCTTAGGTCTGGATCTGCTTGTAAAGCTAATGTACTAACTCCCATTTTTTCTTTAGCACGATTTAACATTTCAGGAGTAAGCGATCTAGGAGCTCCAAAAGCTAAAAGCGATTTAAATTTTGTTATACCGTCAAAATCTAATTCTTTAGCAGGGTCAATACCATAACTAGCTATTTCTTGTGCAGCACTAAGACCGAAAGGTTCATTAGGTTTTAATCTAGCTAAATTCTCTCCTGGACTTAAACTAGGGTTTACGTTAAAAGGATTTAAATTTCTTAAACTAGGACCATCTATTAGTGCTTGTTCATATTCATTTAATCGTGCGGTATAAGCAGGATGACGAGTAGGTATATCATAGTCGATAGGGGGTAAATCATATTTAGGTATTTTTCTATCTCTAATAATTTGAAAATCAGCTAATTGTTTATCGACTATTTCGTCGCCTAGTTGGGTTCTAGCTAATGCTTGTAGTTCGGGATCAGCTTTTAAAGCTGCAATTTTTAATTCATCGGGAGAAAAAATAGAAGAAAAAGTTAAATTAGGGTTAACTACTAACGCTCGATTACCAACTTCCGTTGCAGTTAAATTTAATCTTTCTTCAAAAGTCATACTAAATATCTTCTACGTTTAGTTGAAAATCTAAAATATTTTCTGGTTCATCTTTTTTTGTTGTCGAACCAGTAGATTCTCTATATCTTGGTCGATTTATAAATTCTTGATAAACGTCTTCTTTTCCAAAACGATCTGCAAAGTTTTTACGTTTATACGTTGATGTATCTTGACCGTCAGTAAATTCAAAATAATATTCAAAAAGATTTAACATTCTATCAGAGTATTTATCTCCTGTTTTAAACCTTGGTAAACGACCGACTGCTAAAGTTGAAGCTAATCCTGCATCATTTTGTTCTATTGTTGTTTCTATAAACTCTACTAAATTACTATATAAAACTTCAGCGTTTTGCGTAGCTCCGAAACCTATTTGTTGTAAAAAGAACGCTAAATCTTTATCTGATAATGTTCTACCAGTTTGTCCTGCAGTAGCTGCGGCACTATAAGCTAATTGTAATAATAAACTTCTAGTTCTAACTTCAGCAAACGCTAAATCTCCTAACGCTTCTTTTATAGTGTTAAATTTACCCGTTGCTGCCATTGCTCCTGATTTATCAAACTGTTCTATCGCTGCATCTATTTCCGCTTGATTACCGCTTCGTAATGCTTCAATTAATGCTAAAGCATTTTGTCCTGTGCCTTGTCGACCTATACTTCCTCCAATACCTTGACTAACATCTACGGGCGTAGCGAATAACTTTTCGCCTCCTGTTGTTACATAAATTTGTTCAAAATTTGATAAGATACTATCAGCAGCTTTTCCTAAATTAGCTACTAAAGTAGTTGGATTCATTGCAGGGTCGTCTATACCCTCCTGTAATAAATCTAATGCTGCATTACCAGCGACTAAAAATCTCAAAGTATTAGTATCTTGTTCTTGTATTTTTAAATCTAATTCATCAAATTTTGATAAACCTACTTTATCTAATTTATTAAAATCAAGAGTTTCTTCTAAAACTTTTACGTCTACAAAATTTGTATCTGGTAATTCCAAAACATTTATATATTCAGTTCTATCGTCATTTAATACAGAATAACCTTTTTTAGGATCGAATTTACCTTGGCGAATATCCATGATACCGTATTTTGCTTTTTCTTGATCTACTAAAGTTACTCGTTGATCAGGTTCATCTTTTATTTGTTGTGCGATAAAATTTTGTCTAGCAGTTTCAGTAAGGTTAGCACGGTCGCTTCTAGCTTTATCAAAAGAACTAGCGGTATTAATAAATGCTGCTAGTTCTTGGTCATTATCAGTAAGTAACGCAGGTAAATATTGCGTAGCTAAATCTCCAATACGTTGACCTGTGGTTTGTGTTCTTCTAGGACCGTAAATTTGTTCAGCTAAGTATTCTGCTTTCGCTAAATCACTAGCGTCTTCATCAGGAACAGGTAAGGGGTCTGCTTTACTAGAAAATAATTTATCGGCTAAAAAACTTAAACCTACTGGTGCAAGATATGCTAACGGATTTATATCGTCTCTCGGCGGGGTAGTAAACGTTCTACCACTAACGTTAGGAAATCTAGGAGCCGTAGGAGTTAAAGTAACAGGTGTAATACCACCTGCTGTATCACCACCGAACGTTGGAAAAGGACGTAAACCTGCTATACCGTTAGTCATAATTAAAAGTACCCTGCGTTACCTAAATTAGGAAGTGTTGAATAATTTACTGCGGGCATCATCATTGGTGGATTTAAACTAGGCAATCCTGCAGCAGGAGCACCTATACTTCCAGGAAGAGTATTTTGTCCAGGAAGACCACCTATATTAGGAGCAAAAGCTCCTACCGTTGGTTGTGAACCTCCAGCAAAACCATAACCACCTGCTAACGGTCCTAATGAAGCGGTTAATGCTCCAACATTTTGTAATGTTTGCATTGGTAAATTGTATTGACCTACAAAATTTTGATATGCTAAATCTAATAAAGACTGTTCTCTGCCTCTACCTAGTCCACCAAGAGCCATTTGTTGACTTATATCTTGTGCTTGTAAAGCAGGTAATGTAGTAGCTAATCCTTGATATTGTTGTCCTAATGCTCCTAACCCTTGACCTAAACGTTGTCCTAAATTAGCTAAACCAGCACCGCCTTGTAAGCCCATACCAAACTCAGCTTGTCCAAGTCTACCTAATTGTTGACCCTGTCTTAACGCGGCTTGAGCTTCGGCACTACCTAACTGTCCTTCTCTAGCAGCTAATTGTCCTTGTAAACCTGCTAACCCTAATTGTCTACGTTGCTGAGCTTCAAACGCTTGTTGAGCAGCATTTCTAGCTCCTTCAAAACCTTGACTACGAATTGCTCCTACTTGTTGAGCGGCACCTCTTGCCGCATCTTCAGCTAATTCTTCTTGAGTTAATCTAGAACGAGCACCACCAAAAGCTCCTGCTCCTATCGCTTGGTCGCGTAAACCAATATCGGCTTTACCAAAACGTTCAGTAATATCATCTAATGTTTGCTGTACTACTTGTTCTTCAAAAGGGTTATAGAAATTACTAACTTGTTGGTTAGGGTTGAATATTCCTGTTGAGCCATAACCACTAAGTTCTGCTCTACCTAAACCACCACGAGCAGCAGAAAAATCAGGACCTGCTCCTCTAGTAAATCCTGCTGCTTCTCCTGTTAGCCCACGTCCTGCTGCTAATCCTGCAGAAATATTTCGTCCACCTATATCAGCAGCACTACGCATAGTGCCTGTCGCTTCGGATAATAAATTTCTTTGTTGATTTAAAAAAGGTTGATAACTGCCAATACCTTGATCGGCTAATTGCATACCTCTAATTTCTCTAGGGTCAAAATCAGCTACCCGTTGACCTGTATAGGTAAATGGGCTAGTGTCATCGCCACCTAATTGTCCAAACTGTTGTCGTAAAAACCCTTGAGCAAGAGGAAAAATATCTTTTTGTAAAAAATCGCCTATATAACCCGCGGGGGCTTGGGTCGAATATTCTTGTTCTTCTCTACTAGCCATATTTTCTATTACCTTGTTTATTAAATTTTTCTAACATAGCGATACCTTTCTGATGATTGCCTTTACCTAGATGTTTTACCGCAGCGTTAGATAACATAAATTCACCGTCACTAGCCATAACAGGTATTAGATCATCTTTAGGACCTCCTGGACCTTCAATATCGCCACCATCTAACATAGGTTTAAACATAGGTCTATCTAACGTTCCGCCGTTTTTAAAACCTCTACTACCTGCAAAAGCCGTACCAGTTATCGGTCGTATATTTCTTAAATAATCTCGTTTTGTACCTAAACCACCTGCAGGTAATGTATTTGTTGATTGTATAGTAACTCTACGAGTAGGTTCGTCCTCTCCTAAAATTTCACTAGCTAAACGTTGTCCTAATGCGGTGCCTATTTGATTTATAGAACCCGCAAATAATTCTTGTGTTTCAGGTGAAAAACGACTCATAAAACTATCGAAACGTTCTCTTAATGTAGGATTTAAAGTAGCGTCTAAAGAAGCTAAACCAGTTTCCTTCATTAAATCACCATCTATTTGTATAGGCATAGAACTAGTACTATCGTATAAATCTACATCTTTAGTTTGTTTAAAATCTATATCAGGAATTAAATCCATAATACCTGTTTTTTCAGGTCCTTCTGCTAATAAAATTTTTTTAAATTCTTCTAATTCTTTAGCGTCTAAATCTAACAAACCACCCTCTTTCTCAAATTTAGCTATAAGTTCTTCAATACTTAATTCACCGCCATTAGCAGCATTTAGGGCTCCACCAATAGCCATTCCTGCAATACCAAGTTTACTTAAATCGCTAAGATTTATTCCTGCGTCTTGTAACATGGTTAAAATTTCTTCTTCCTCTCTTGCAGGTTTAGCAGGATCATCATAAGTAAATTCTCCAAATTCTTTTACTTGACTGCCTTCCACGGGAGTAATTTGTGCGTCAGGTCCAGGAGATAAACTAGGTGCAGTACCTGCTCCAATAGAAGTCGGTTGTTCAGGTTCACCTAAAATTTTATTAGTAGCAACATTTGTTGCTACTCCTACAGCTATTTGAGCTAGTATATTTCCTAACATTATTTCCTCTGCGTTTATTAACGTATTAGCGAGTTAAAGCCCATCTCGTAAGCTGCAGTTCAGTACTGACAATTCGATTATACTTCATACTGTATATATTTTTAAAGGTTTTTCTTTGCCTTTTACTTTTATAGGTTTTAATGGTTTTAAATAATAACCACATTTACTTTCCGTATTTTCACCTATTAAAATATCTACCCCCGCGTCTTTTGTACCTGATTCTAATCTAGCTGCAGTGTTTACCGCGTCACCAATAGCGGTATAATCAAATCGTGAGGAAGACCCCATATTACCGATTACTGCTTCTCCTGTGTTTACTCCTATGCCTATGGCTACTGCAGGAAGTCCTTCCGCTTGGAGTTCTATATTAAGGTCAGCCATATTTTGCCAAATATCTTTAGCACAATCTACCGCTATTTGTTCATGATGTAATACGTCTAAAGGAGCATTAAATATAGCCATCATAGCGTCGCCTATGTATTTATCAACCATACCACCGTGTTTTTGCACTGCTGCTTGTTGAGCGGTAAGAGCTTTATTCATAATATAAGTTACTTTTTCTGGCGTTACAGCTTCTGATAAAGCGGTAAACCCTCGTACATCGGTAAATAAAAAAGTAGCGTATCTTTTTTCACCACCTAATTTTAATAACTCAGGATTCTTTTGTAGCTGTTTTACTTGTCTAGGGTCTAAGTAATGTTCGAATTGTTTTTTAATTTCTAAACGTAATTTATATTGTTCACGAAAACGTAAATAAAAAGCAATCGTTCCTGTTATAAATTCACTAATTAAAGTCCACGTTGTATCTATTAATAATCCTTGTTGTATAGCATAATATCCTCCGATAGCGGTGCTAGACATAATAGCACTAAAACAAAGAACCCCTGCAGTAACGCCTAAGTTGCTTAACACAACCCAAACTAAAAGCAGGGATATAACTAATATTAAAACTTCAACGGCTAAACTGTAGTCGGGGATAAATGGACTATTTTCTACCAATATTGATTCTGCTAGTGCTGCTTGTACCTTGTGTGGTTCAAGTAATCCAACTGGGGTAGCTAACTGTGGCATTACGCCCTCAGCAGTAACTCCTACAAAAACAAATTTATTTTGTACGGCTAACTCTTGCATATTAGTTTCTGGAGTATCTACCCAACTAACCCACTTACGTCCTAATCCGTCCGTTTTAACGGCAGGTAAACCTTTTACCCGTACTTCTTCTATACCGTTCGTATTAGTCTTAATAACGTACGTATTAGCCCCTGTTAGGGCTTTTAGTACTTCGGTACCGAAAGCGGGTAACCACCCGTTAGGCGTCTTATATAGAAGCGGTATACGTCTAACTAAGTTATCTACGTCTACGGGAGCCGTAGCTATACCTTCATTTGCTTCTAATTCAGGTATATTTCTTACCGTGCCTTGAGCTAAATAACCACCGTTGCCTTCACCCATAATAACGGTGCCTACCGTATCTGGGTATTTACCATTAGCGTTTTCGAATAAAGCTAATACCGAAGGAGCATAACTAAGAGCTATTTTAAAATTACCGTCGCCACCAAAACGGTCTTTATGTGGAAAGCCAATAACCCAACCAACGCCTAAAGCTCCTCGGTTTAACAATTCTATTTGTAATTCTGCTAAACGTTGTCTAGGAAAAGGATAACCACCTTCATTATTAACATCTTCTTCAGTGATATTTAAGATAACAAAATTACCAGAAGGTTCAGGAGTCTTTACAAAAGTATCAAAAGTTTTTAATTTTAATATTTCTTGCGGAGCTAAACTAAAAATTAACGGTAAACTTAACACCGTTATTATTACAATAATTTTTAAATACTTCACCCTGAACCTTGTCTAATATTTATTGTAGAATCACTACCACCGTTTACTTTAATTTCATTCATCACGCCGTCTTGTTCTAAAATTACAGTGTAGCTATTGTCGCTATCTATATTTAATACTGCACCTTGTCCTACAGTTCTATTTAAACTTATTTGTGCTCCAGAAACTACTGTGGTTATCTGAGTTTTAGTGTCTTGACCAATGTTAGTGCCTCGAATAGTAGAAGAAATAGCTGATTGATCAAGCTGATCTTCGTCTGTTAAACTGTCTAGTTCATTTAAAATATTTAATAAATCTTCTAAAAAATTTACATTTAACGCATCGTAATCTAATTCAGTAAAATCTAACTGTTCTTCTTCTTTTAAGTTTTCTTCTGCTAAATAATCAAAATCTAATTCATTAAAATCTAAAATAGGGTCTTTTATTTCTTGTGTTTCTTCTTCTTCTGTTTTTATTACTTTTTTAGGCGGTGTAACAATTAACATATTATCAATAAAATCTAATGACAAATCTAATAATACAGGAGGACTAGGCGTTGCTTCTAAGGTAGTTGTCGTTGTGGCTTGATATGCTTGGTTTAAAATTACCTCACCCATAGCCGTACTAACTACTATTTCTCCAGAAGGGTTACCAAATTCATCAGGTAATAAAATAAATAAACTTTCACCCGTGTCGGGTTCTACTGTAATAGTAAAATCTGTTCCTCTAATCGCTACCGTAGCTGAGTCCGTACGAATAGTCATATTTTCTTTTGGAATACTACTAAATTTAGCAGTTACAAAACGAGCCGTGCCTTTAGCAAAAGATAACGCTAACTTACTTTTTGTTGGGTTAGGGTCGTAAATGTATTCGTCAATAATTAAAGTAGAATGTTCTGTTAGTTTAACTTTACTATCGTCAGCAAAACGTAAACCTAATCTACCTTGTTCAGTTTTAGCCTCATCGTTAGATTGTAAATTAAAATCAATTACTGCTTTATAATCTTTATCACGGCTTATTTGTCCGTAACCTGAGACTTCTTCTACAGAGCCGATGTTAAGGGCAACTGGTTGCTGTGCCTTGATCGTTTTGGATAATACAGAAAGTACCATTAGAACCATTAGAAATGACACGTAACCAGTCGTTATCGAGTGTTGACGCCTGTGTAACATTTATAGTTCTAGAACCTCCTGTGTGGTTTAAATGAAAAAAGCCTCCTTGAAAACCATCACCGTTATAGTTAATGGTGTTATCAGAACCATCAACATTCATATAGTTAGTAGCCAAGTCTACATCGATATCGGAATCAATAGTATTGTTTGAACCGTTGATGATCCAATCTAAATCTAACGTAGTAGCTAATGCTGCGGTGCCTTGGTCTAAAGACATATCGTTAGCTGTTCCTGTTACTGAAATATTTACGTTAGAGCCGTCAGTGGAATAAGTGTTAGTAGGGTCTGTTTGAATATCGAAAATATTACTAGAACCAGAAAATTCAAAAAACCCAATATAATTATCAGCGTTAATATCTCCTTTAAATAAATTACTAGAACCTATCTGATTGATATCTAAGGTCATGTTAGTTCCGTCTAAATCTAGTGGCGTCATGCTCCCTGAAGTAGATAAAACTCCTCCAATTAAGTTACCTGAACCTAGCTGTTCTATATCTGCGTTTAGGGTTGCTCCTGATTGATCAATAGATATTTCGTTATCCGCAGACCATAAAAAATTAGATAAAACTATTAACAAAAATAATTGTTTTTTCATTGTTTTAAGCTCCAATATTCGTATTGTATTCCTTCCATGATGGTTTTGTAAACTGCTGTTTCTATGGCTGCTTGTAGGGCTATAGTTACTCCTTCGTTCTCTACGTTACCGTTTTCTATCTCTATTAACCTAGTATTATCTTTTACGAAACGGAAAACATCTTGATTAATACCTACGCTTAAAATAGTTTTAGTAACAGTAACTTCTGTTAAAATACGCCCCGTAAGCACAGAAACCGTGCGTAAACTTATTGTAACTGTATCTTGTCGGTATTCTTTACTTACCCCAATACCTAATATTCTACCTCCCGAACCACCTGAACGAGTATTAGTTTCATAACCAACTACCGCACCTTCCATTAAAATACCTGCAAATAATAAAGGTTTTAATTTTTGTTCTTCATCAAAGTCTTTTCGTGTACTACGAATTAATTGTCGTTCTTTAGTTAAGTTATCTAAACCAACGCGTTCTACTACTTCGAAAAAATTACCTTTGCTAGTGTCTTTTAATGCTTTTATTAATAATGCGTAAGGGGCTTGAGTAACTGCGGTGCTAAAAGAAGCATAAGTACTATTACTTCTACGTTGTCCTGTTTGATCAGTAAACGCGGTAGGATATACCGCTACCACGGGTTTTATATTTGGAATTCCTAAATTACTTAAGTTTTCATTAATGACTTCAGAAACCTCTGCATATCTTGAAGGTTCTAAATTTTCTATCGCTTGTTCTGTTTTTAATAAAGCACAACTAGAAAGTAAAACTATCAAGAGGAAAAGTAATGATCGTTTCGTTGCCGTCAGCATCAGTGATAGTAAGTGTAATCGTAGTATCATCAGCAACATAGTCTATCCTGTTTCCCTCTAATTCAATAGTACCTGCGTTAGAAGCAGTCTCTCCGAATAAATTATCTACTAATTGTTGTGATAGCTTAGCATAAACTCTAGATTCTAAATTTCTAATAAAACGGGCTAACGTGCTGTTATTTTTATCTCTTTCTGCTTCATCTGCGGCAGCTTTTAAAGCATCTGAAATACTTTGTTTTCTTGTTTTTTCTTGATTTTCTATTGTTAAATAATGTGCTGAAGTTCCTACTCCTGAAAAACTAGGGCTTTTAAAAGTAAACTTCATTTCGTCTGCTTGGGTAACAGATGAATAAACTATAGCAAAAACTATAAAAACAATACCCGTGTACGCGAAAATATTTTCAATCGCTATTTCGTTCTTTGTTTTCTTTCGTTTCCTCATCTTTTAATTCTCTTAACTCAATCACAGTATCTAGTTTTTGTTGTAATCTTATTAAATCATTGTCCAACATACGTACTCTATCGATTAAAGCTATTAACGTAACGTTAGCGTCCGCAAGTTTAGCTTTTATATTTTTTGTAATAAAGTTCCAAATATAATAAAGAATATACAGCAGCCCGACGGTAGCTACAATGGGAAAACCATATTCACTAATAATTACTGCAATATTTTCCATTAATCTCTACGAGCGTCGTTTTTACCATCGGCTCTTGCAATACGTTCTAGGTCAGGTCGAATACCTAACACCGAACACATAGTAGCATCAACACGAATCATATCGTGATTCATAGTTTTTACTCTATTATCTAAAGCCGTAACAATATTATGAATACCGTCTACCTGACCTACGACGCTTTCTAAAATATATTTTACGGTAAGAAAAATAAAAAACCCGCCTAATAAAGACATGGCTATAGGAAAGCCAACTTCAGCTATTAATGTAAAATAGGTTTGCATCGTTCTATATCTTCAACAGCTATCGTTTCATCTAACATACCTACTACAATTACTCCATATTCTTCTGCTTGTTCTTCAGCTTCTTCAAAAGATTCAGCAACGATATTAGGACCTTCGTGAATAGTTCCTCTAAACCTAAATTCTGTAAGGAATATTTTTAAAGACATTAATCACCGCCTTTAAAGTTTTTACTTTGTCCTGAAGTACCTGCGTAAATACCAAAAACTGCTGCCATGGCTCCTACTACGATTGATACTAATGCTGATTGTTCTAGGTTAGGTTCTGGTAATTCCATAAACCAAATAACAACTTTGTAAAGGAGTACGATATAAACACTTACAAAAATTCTAGGAAAAATACGCCATGCGTCTATAGTTTTAGCTAAATGTACCCAGTTTATATAAGGGTTTTCTCCTTTATTATTAGGCGTAACATCTATATCTAATTCTAATTTCTTTTTTATTGGGGGTTCTCTTTCAACTATAGCGTTATCAGTTATTATCTTTTCTTCCATGATGTATCCTCTACTGGTGTAAATAAACCTAACTCGATAAGTTTAGCTCTATTAAGTAAATGGGTTTCTTCTACCTCTTGTTTATTTTGTCCATAATATGCTACTGCATAATAACCATCAACCATAGCTTTATTTATATCTACGCCATCACAAACTACGGTGCCTAATACTCTACCGTATTTACCGCGGGAGTCTTTTAATTCTGTTCTAATAATTACTTGTTCTGCAGTATTTATAGCGTTTTGTAAATACGCTGCAGCTAATTTACCTCTAACTTTTTCGTCTTTATTTCTGGTTCTAGACTCTGGAGTATCAATAGCATATAATCTAACTCTAGTTTTAAAAGAAACATCAAAACCTAAATCTAAAATAACGTCTATAGTATCACCATCAACAACACGTTCTACTGTACAGCTATATTCATACATTCCTGCCTCGCTTTTTAGTAGTAGTTCTTGCTTGTCTAAAGTTCTTTTTACTTGGTGCACCTTTACTTCCTGGTTTACGCATACGTTCACCACTACCCGCTTTTATACGTCTACGTTTTGCATGAATATTTGCCCACAATCCTGGACGTTTACTTTTACCTTTTTTACTATGTTTTGGCATTTAACACTTCCATCTTCTTCTTGCTTGTCTCAACCTAGAATTAGGATTTTTTGCGGCTTTAGGAAACTTTTTCATTTGTCCTGCTGATCTAGCACAAAACGATTTACGTCTCTTAGCTGCTTTACTACCTTTTTTGACTTTACCAGTAACAGCGGTTTTTAATTTACTTCCAGGATTCATACGTCTATACGCTTTTACCCCTGCAGCAGTCATACCCGCACCTTTTTTAGTAGGTCTAAAATTCTTTTTATTACGTTTAGGCATTTTCGCCTGTTTTCTAGGCACGTCTTTTTCTCCTTCTTGTGGTTTTCTTTTTAGCAAACGTTCTTACATTAGTTGGTTTGCCTCCTGGATTACCTGCTGCTCTTTTTCTACGTACTGCACTTTTACGTTGTGCTGCAGTCATGCTTCTAGCTTTAGCTCTGGGAACACATTTAGGGTATTTTCTTTTAGATTTACCTTTAGCAGATTTACGCCCACATTTTTGAAACTTACCTTTTTTCTTAGGAGCACCTATATCAACCCAATCACCTTTAGGTCCTTTACCAAACCACTCTGTTAATCCACCTTTAGGTTTTGCCACTTTTTTTCCTCGCTTTCCTAATAGCTTCTTTTCCGCGTTTAAAAATACTAACTACTTGTGTTTTACCCATGACTTTAGCTCTTTGTTCACCAACGGTAAGTATTTGTATTTTTCTAGCAAAAGGTTTTTTAACCTTTTTAACTTTAGCAACTGTTGCTCTAGCATCAGCAGGTGTTGCAAACTTAATTTTAACAGTGTCTTTAGGATTTTCATCTGTATATAACCTTCTACCAGACCCTTTTGGTTTTTTACCTGTGCCTTTTTTAGGGTCGCGTTTTTTCTTAGGCATTATTTATAGCCACCACCACGTTTCTTATACGTACGTACTAACCAACCATTAGCATAAGCACTTGGATAAACTTTAAATTTACGTTTAGCTTCCGCTTTTACTCTTGCATATAATGCAGGATTAGTTGGCGTAGCTCCTTTTTTCTTTTTAGTTGTTTTCTTTTTCTTTTTTGCGGGCATAGTTTATTTCCTCTTTTTAATTGGTTTTCTTTTAGTTACTTTTTTTGCTGAACCATATCTAGTTTTTTGATCTTTATTGATTTTTTCTAGTTTTTTAGCTTGTTCTGCGTGTAACTTACTAGCTTTTTTCAACGCTTTTACAATCTCATTTAAATCTTTAGTGTAATGTGGCATTTTAATCTTCGTATAAATTATTAAATGTAATTGCAGGGTCTAAATAACTTTCATGACCTTCAGCAGAGTGTACCCACTGAGAGGGTTTAAAGTCAGGTGCTCCATCACCTGTTACCCATAAAGCAGGACTTGTTGCTCTAACTCTGTTGTTAGGCAAAGCAACAAAGTTGCCTTTCCACTTACAATCTTCAGTTATATATAACACATGAGATTGTTTATGTTGAGCAGGGTCATCAGCAATATCGCTATCAGTATAGTCTACGGTAAACATATAACGACCAGTATAAAACTCGCCGTCTATTTTACAAAGCCAAGGACTAGAACTGACTCTATCCATAATCACTATAGAATGGTTTCTTGATTCACAATCCCAAGGTTGAGCTAAATGATCTTCCATTGGTTCTGGGAAATCCTGACTAGGAATATCGGCAACTAATGCTTGTATTGGCATTCTAGCCCACATAGCACCGCCGTGGATATTACCTTCGTCATTATCGTCACAATTAGCTTCTTCTCCAGTAAAAACTACTTGAAAACTTAATGATCTATCAGGAATAGTAGTAACTGCTATTGCTAGTGCATGAATATACTCATCTTGGTATTCTTCATGGTTTTTAGTAAACTCTCGTCTAACCCAACATTTAAAATGCGGGATGTTACTTATTAAATAAGGCATAGCTTATTTCTTTTTCTTTTTAAGAATTTTACGTTTTTTAGATTTTTTTCTTAAAGAACCGCCCTTAGACATTTTTCTTAAAGAACCACCTTTAGACATTTTCCTTAAAGAACCGCCCTTAGACATTTTCCTTAAAGAACCACCTTTAGATTTACGTTTGTGCATTGGCATAATTAACCTCCTTTTAATACACGTTTTTGTAATCTTACTGCTCTTTGTTTGACTTGTGTAGCCCAACGACTATCCATCATTTCCGTAGCAGCAAGTTCCCAGTTTCTTTCAGATAACGCTGTTAAAAATTTTTTAAACTTTTTTAATCGCGTAATACCTAAATTGAAACACATATTAGCTAACACTAATTGTATATCATCTGGTAACTCTCGCCACCAAGATAAACTCCTATCTAACTCTTTAAAAACTATTTCTATATCGTTTTTAAAACACTCGTTAATTCTTTTAGTAGATATGGGTGTACCAACAGGTTCTCCCCATTCTTTGTCTTTATCTGTTATTAAGTGTCCTATTCCAAAAGTATGGTAACCAAGATGATCTAAATAAATTTCGTTTATACAACCCTCATCGACTTTTAATTCTTCTCTAAGTTTTTCTATGTTCATAATTACTGAATAGGTATAGTGGTAGCTCCTGCTAAAGAAACCGTAACTTTGCCAAGTGCTGTTGTACCTTGTGTACCTTTTTCTGTACCTGTATAAATATCAACCCATTGTTCTCCTGTCCAAAGTTGTATTTGGTTTGTTGATAAATTCCAAATTAAATCTCCTGTTCTAAAACTTGTAGAATTTCTTTGTTCTTCTGTAAAGTTATTAGTCGAACCAACATCTACTTTATTTAAGCTAAGTTCTAAGATTCTTACTAATCTATTAAATATCTCAGGAGACAGTTCATTTTGAGCAAAAGGTAATTTAGTTTCTAATATTTTAGCCATTATCTTTTACCGTCAGGTTGTGTTTCTATACGTGTTGCCCCTACTTTAAACCCTAGTCCTGTTACAGTAGTGTCTGTATCATCAGATTGAATTCTTAATACTGCTTGTCTACCTCTAACTCTAGTATCTATTTTAGTTGTTACTGAGGTACAAGAACCAGTAGCTCCTACGCTTAAATCTTCTCCAGGAAAATTTCTTTTCTTTAAAACTAAATTTACTTTTTGTCCAGAAGCACCTGTGCTTCCTGTGCCATTAAAAGTTACATCAGGTATTATTCTACTAACAAACTGAAACTCATCTCCTTCACCTAAATCGAAATCACTAGACTCTATAAAAACATTAGTCATAGCATTTCCATCATCATCATTACCTAATTCATGATCAAATAAATAATTAGAAGAAGTTGCTTTAGGGTTAGCAAAAATACCTTCATCTAACCAAGCTGTTCTAGAAAGTTCTCCTATCATCCAAACATTTTCTTCATAATTATAAGTAACGTATTTGTCTATAACATTAGAACCTGCCGAGCAATAAAACCAACCTACTTCACTAAATTCTTTATTTAAAAAACCGAAGGTTTGATAACTTTGTGTTTCGTTTATATTACCAAAAACATGTTCTTCTACAGAACACGGTAGTTTTACTACAGAACCTGCATAATTATAAAAACCTTTTTTATCCATCCAAAACACTCCTTTAGACGTGTTTATCATGGCGTTAGGACCTATAGACCCCACTCCTTCGTTTATTAAATTAACACCAAAAGTAAATGGTTGTCCTATAAAAGACATAGAAAATAATGCAGTGTCTGTCCAAATTAATATTTCTTGTCTAGTTCTAATAGCTCCTACTATTTGAGAACCAGAAGAAAGTCTTAAAGAACCTGCAGTATTTGTTGTTTTTGGCTCCCACTCAGCAACATTCTCTTGATCACTAAACGCTATAAATAGAGGGTCTATTGCTCCTGTTCTAGCCGTGCCTGAAGCATTTAACGGGTCTGCTCCAAAACAAATTACGTGTCTATCTACATCTGAAACCATTGTTTGTAATGCAAGTGTGGGGGCTAAGTTAGCTCCTGCTAAATCAGTTAAAGCTACCGCTCTATTGTTAGTGCCATTAGTTTTATCCCAATAATAAACACTACCTCCTCTAACATTTATTAATAAATCTTCACCAAAATTATCATGTGTCCATAAACGTAATTGATTATTACCCCCCAACGAAGAAGAACTTCCCCAACTGCCTGATCCCCAAGCGTCTGCTCCCCAACCAGTAGCGGGTACATAAACATCTAAACCTACGTTTATTTGGTAAACTCCGTCAACTCCTGAACCTCCGTTTCCTGTATCACTACTATTAGCGGTAACAGTAACTCCAGAAGTATTTTTAGCGGTTATAGTATACGTATTAGCGGTAGGTACTGTTTCTACTTCATATTCTTGATTTAGAACATTAGAGTTTATATTACCGCCTAAACTTACTGCTCCTGATAAAGTTACAAAATCTCCTTGAACAGCACCGTGTGAGGAATCAGTAACTGTTAAAGTGCTAGAGCCATTAGTCGCTGCAAAAGTTATTGAATCAGTACTGGTTTTTCTAATAGGGGTGATGTCGTTAAAATCGGTGCCGTCTAATATGTAATATTTTACCGTTGTGCCTAACCCAAGATATTTAGTTCCATCTATCGCAACCCAAGCATGTAACCCTCTACCTGTGCCTAAGTAAGTAGAAGAAGTAGCTTTAGTCCAACCACCTATTTTTTCGGGTAATCCTTTTTTAAAACGAACTAAATTACTATCAAACCAACCACCTTCGTTAGCATAAGCAGTAGCTTCTTTATTAATTCCTGGTCTAAATATTAATTTCTGCAAAGGCATAGCTCATCGTATTATATCAGTATTACGTTAAAGTTTTTGTTACAGATGTTGGTGTAACTTTTTCTGCTATTTCAGCATCTAAAGAAGCTTTCATTTCAGTAACTTTATCGCTACCTAATGCAGTTTCAACCCAGCCCTGAACATCGCTTGTTTTTAAACTAGACCAATTAATAAAAGATGACAGGTCAGAAGTATCTAAAGTTTGACTGCCGTACACTGTTGCTGTTTGAAAATTATCTTCAGAGTCTTTATTAGTGTCATCGGTAGCTGTCAGTCGCCAATGCACATTATGTACTACGTTTGATTTTCCGCTTTTTGTGGGGTAGGTATCACAAGTTGAAACATCCCATGCGTATGATATTGCCATTTTTATTTTCCTTTGAGTGTGTTTATTTCAGTTTGTAAAGCTTCAATCTGTGCTTGTTGTTCTTGAACTGCTTTTATTAGTACAGGTGTTAGTTTTAAATAATCTAAACTATAATCTGATTGGTTTTCATCATCTTTAGGATCGTGTTGTAAAAGCCAAGTGCTATTTTTTTCTATACCTACTTCACTTAAAGATTTTTCTAAGTCTTGTGCTATTAAACCAAACATTTTAGGAGAGCCCTCATCGTCAATTTTATAATTGTATTGACTTGGTTTTAATTTAGCGATTAAGTTCAAACCTAAATCTAAATCACTAATATCTCTCTTGAAATTTTTATCTGAAGGTAAGGAATTAGCATTTGTGCTAATAGTTCCAACTTGACTTGAGTTTTTTCTTAAATCAAGTAAAACCCCGTCACTTGACAATCTGTTCAATAATAAAGGTGTTCCACCACTTTTTGTAATTCTAGCTGCATTACTTTCAAATTCAAAACCCTCTGAACTCACTGCTGCTGCTGTTTTGTTAATTAAAAAATCACCACCAGAAGTAATCCTGACTCTCTCACTACCACCAGCTGAAAGTTTTAGACCAGCACCACTGACAGCAAAAATTTCAGCTAAAGAATCAGTGTTGTCAAAGTTAAAATTTGCTTTGGTAGTGCCATTATTAGCTATAGTAAGTTGTGTAAATCTATCGCCATCATTGTCTAACCTAAGTTGATCACCATTATCCGCTTTTATATCGACTTTCATGCTTGGACTTGTATTCCCTATTCCAACACGACCTGCTGCTGACATATCAAGCGTAAGAGCAGTAATTTCTGAGCCACCATCGTTACCTTTAAAAATAATGTCTTTATCTTGTACTTTAGACTCTATAACAAAATCAGATGATGAATTTACAAAATCTCCAATAGCAGTGCCACCATCACTAAATGTAACATTACCACCATCTGCATCAAGAATAATATCTCCTGCAACATCTATTGTTAAGTCACCGCTAGATAAATCTATTTCTGTGCTATCTATAGTTATGTTGTCTGCAACTAATGACCCACCAGTAATAGCACCAGTAGTTGTAATCGTACTAGAACCAGTATCGATTGTTCCAAAACCGCTCGTAATTGATCCTGAATCTAATGCACCTGTAGTAACAATACTTGAACTACCTGCAGCAGCAGAAGCACCTATATCTGATAGGACTTCACTCGCTGACCTACCTTCTATGGCTGTACCATTAACTCTTAAGAAATCGTCATCAACTACGCCACTTGTAAATTTAGGCACATTGTTATTAGAAATACCAGTGCTTAAAGTGGCTGTGGTTGTAATAGATGTGCCGTCTAAAGTCATAGCATCAGCTTCTAATGTGCCGTCTACATCTACATCACCTGAAATATCTAAATTAGTAAATACAGATGTGCCTGTAACTGTTAAATCTCCTCCAACAGAAACGTCATCGGTAACTGTTAAATCATCTTGTACTTTTAAATCAACAACTGAAAGACTAGCAAAAGCATCCACCATAGCTGCACCAGAACCAGCACCGTCAGAATAAATGACTTTAGTGTCTCCTGGAGGTATAGTTACACTAGCTCCACTTCCTTGAGAAATGATTATATTTTGAGAACCACTTGTGCCATTTTCTATAAACCAAAGTTTAGAAATAGTGTTTGGACCGATAGTAATAGTACAAGCAGAATCTAAAGTACCTGTGTATTTAAGGTACATTGATCTTCCTGGATCAGTAGCACCATCAGCTACAGTTGTAGTATGTGTGTCTGCATTAGTAGTTATGGCTTCTGTACCATAACTAAATGCTTCTGCAATTAACTCTAGGTTAGTGTTGGTAATCGTACCCCACGTACCACTAGCGTCTCCAGTAGCTAACTCGTTTAATCTTAAATCGTTTACATATGTACTTGCCATGGTCTTTCCTCGTTTTGATTATATTATGTTTTTTACTCCCTGTTAAGCAACTTCTTCATAGTTTGGTGTTTGAGTTGTATTCACAGAGCTGTAATTTGGTGTTTGACTAGTGTTTACGCCACTATAACTTGGTGTTTGACTTGTATTTACATTGCTGTAGTTTGGTGTTTGACTTGTATTTACAGGACTATAACTTGGTGTTTGACTTGTATCAATTAAACCATAAACTAAAACATTTTCAAGAGTAAACGTCGCTACTTGCCCTGTAGCTAACGTAACGGCTTTTGCTATAATCGTTTCGTCACCCTGACTACTTGTTAAACTAAACCCTGATACAGTAATAGTATTACTAGAGCTTTGTGTTACCGTTCCTAATGAAGAAGTAGCGGTATTGCCAGTAACGCTTATATTAGCAGGACCGACTATGCTTTCATCACCTAATCCAGTACTTGCTGCTACGCCCTCTTCTACTATTAGTGCTGTTGCAATAACTGTTTCACTTCCTAAAGCTGAAGTTCCTGCTACCCCCTCTTCTACTATTACTGCTCCTGCAGTGACTGATTCATCACCTAGTGCAGTGGTTCCTACATTTCCTGTGACAGATATATTAGCAGAACAAGATACGCTTTCGTCACCTAAACCTGAAGTAGATGTTGTAGCAGTTACTCCCTGTACTGCCTCTCCTATTACAACTGAATTACCTACTCCAGTTGTACCTGTAAGCCCTGTTTCTACAACTGTAGCACTACAAGTTACAGTAACAGTACCTAATCCGCTTGTAGCAGCAAGTCCTTCCTCTACTACATTAGCAGAACATAGAATAGTTTCTGAACCAAGTGCTGAAGTGCTATTAACACCTGTAACACTTACGTTTACATTTATAACTACAGGCTGACCCCATGGACCTGAGCCCCAAGTGCCACGACCCCAACCTACGGACGACATTTAATTTAAGCTATTCTTATAATAGCGTTACTTGCATCAGCGGTGGGAAACTGTATAGTAAAGTCTCCATTAGTAGATGTTTTATCACCACCAAAAGCAAGTACACATACTGCAGGATCACCTGAAGCTGTGTCGTTAAATATTAATGCTCCGTTAGCAGTTATAGTAGCACTACTAAAAGTTAAATCGGCAAAATCAGTAAACGCAGTTGTGCTTGATGTTGTTGGATCAACTCTAGTTAAACTAGCTCCTTTTGCTGTGTAACCTGTACCACTTACTTCATTAGAAGTAGTGTATGCAGTTGTACCTGCACCTAAAGACGCAGAGCTAGTATATAAAGCTAAATTGAATGTGCTACCGCCTGAGTTTTTAAAATTATGCACACCTTCTAAAAGTTCTTGTTTGAAAGATGTACACATTGCTTGTGATATAGCCATTATAGCCTCCTTATAATTTCAGCCATTTTATGATGACCTTGTTTTTCTAAAAGACCTGCTACTGTGCTTCTATCAGAAGCTATAGCCTGTCTTAAGTACAATAAAACAACTTTTTCAATATTCTCTTTAAAAGCTCTAGCTTGAGCTTGTACTAAAGGATCAGCGTTATCGCTAACTTGAACTAAGCGTTCCATTATTCTTTCAGTCCAATATTCTGGACTTAATCCTGTATTTTGTGTAGTTTTTATGGCTACGTCTCCTACTTTTATTTCATACATTAGACATTCCTTGTGGGTTTATTTTTAAGTTATCGCTTCTAGCTTCGTCTCTAACATCTTTAAACTCTCCTAAGACTTTCAACATTGCTAATGCTTCTTGAAATTTTTGTTCATACATCATAACAGTTTCAGGTGAAGATTTCATAAACACTGCTCCTTCAACTAAGGAACCAAACAATAAAGCATTAGGTGCGTTATCGGATAACCAACTTTGATTATCGTCTCCTACTGTAGTTACTGAACTAGGTCGGTAATTATAATGTAGCTCTACCGTAAAATTATCTGAAGGTGTAGGAGCTATAATAAAACTATCTTGGTCGAACTGTGCATAAAATAGTGGAGCACCTGTAGTAGTGGCATTAGGGGTATAGTCTCTGATCCAAGAGACGTGTTTTAATAATAAATAACTATAATTACTACTAGAATCTAAAACCGCTAAACTAAACGGTGATAAAAAATCAGTAGGTTTCGATAAATACGGTGAATTAGCCGATAGCGTACCTGTAACATTTTTACGAAACACAGGAAGTTGCACTGTTTTTAAAATACGTTCTTCTGTTGTTTCAATAAAATTATTAATATTATTAACAAACGTTGTTTCTGAATTATCTAAATAATCCTGGATTGCTGTTTTTAAACTGCTATAAGTAAACCCTGCCATTACGTTATACTCACGGTTACGGTGCCTACGGCTGTTGTACCGAAAGCTCCTTCAAATTTAGTACCAATAATATCGCTAGTTGCTAACAAACCTCCTGCTGCCGTTACTAAACCTAATTGAGCTTGAGGTAATGGTACTTCAGGTCTTGTTCTAGGTAGTGCTTCAGAATCAACACTAACTGTAGGTGGGTCTAGTTGTGGGTGTTTTGGTTCATACTGATCAGGACCTACTAAAAGACCATTCCATGTTCTTTTCATGTCTTTTAATTTATAACGAACTCCCGATATATCACAAATACCGTAAGCGTATTTACCTGATGCGTATGCCATTATATATACTCATGTTTTGGAACGATTTTTAACGGTGAACGATCTTCATCGTAAGCTATCGCTCTGGCTAAATCTTCTTCGTATTGTTGTTTAAGTAAAGGTACTTTTTGAATGTTCTTTTTTAAACAAAGATAATACGCTAACCCTGAAACTAAACAAGCAACAAATCTAGTAGGTATATCTACGTCGTTAACTTGTGCTGCAGAATCTTCAACTGTACGCCAAACATAGTAAATGAGTTTGTCCGTTGAGTTCTCAGGCGTTGGATAAAGATGAATAACTGGAGCTTTTAAACGTTCTAACCAATACTGAGTTGGTCTTGCTTGTGTTGATTTATTAGGAATACTAATATATTCGTTACGGTCTATTCTATCCATAACTAAATCAGTCACACTACTGCTTACTGTTCTTTGAATATAAGCGTCTAAAATATCAATATCAAAAGAATTTATTGTATATTCGTTAGTGCCTTTAGTAAGAGTTAGCTCTACTTTAGCTATTTCCCACATTTGAACGCCTCTGTTAGACCAATCAGCAAACATAACGTTCATAGAACGACGAGCAGTAATACTATCGTAAGACGTACGAGCCTCTAACCCTGCGAGTTCGTACGCCTCTTCGATAGCTGTTGCTACGTCTAAACCAAATGTACGCGTACCTGATGTTGCCATTATTAATAATTTTTGGTTAACACTAAAATTATTGAATAAGCGTCTCCATTACTAGCACTAACTGTGGTGAAATCTATATCACCAGTTACGCCAGAACCTGCGTTATTAGGTATACCACCAAACGTATCATATTCTTCGTCTCCCGTGCTGTCTGCAGGTAAACAAATCGCTAACACATTTGTTGAAGCATCGAACTCAATATCGACGCCCATACCTCTACACGCCCAATAAATCCTTTTTATAGTTACTGAAGAACAAGCATTACCTGCTCCATCTGTTGATAAAGCGGAAACATCTACTTTCTTAACAGAAGCTTCTCCTGTACCGTCTGATTCATTAGTAAACTTCACGACGGCGGTTTTAACGCCGTCTATGATAGTTTGACTTGTTACTGTATCAGCCATAAGTTACCTCCTATTATGCATCAGCAAATGGTGTAACTATAGTGCCTGAACCTAAAATTATACCTTCGACAGCGTATTTAGCTGAACCGATAGCAGTAATTTTAACAATACTACCCGCTAGTCCACCTTTAGTAGAACCATTCATAGTAATAACATCATTAGACGCACCAGAGATAAAAGTTTTACCTGTAGCGTCATCTTTACCTGTATATAGTCCACCAACAAATTTGTCAGTACCATCAGTTAAAATATCCATGTCAGTCGCTGCTGTTTCTACTACAAAGAAGAAACTAGCTCCTAAATTATTTAACTGACTAGGTTCATCGTCTCTTCCAGGAGCAGTAGCTACAATACTAGGTAAAGTAAATTTACCGTCAGCGTCATTACAAGTTAATATTTTTCCTGCGTGAGCGTCTACCGTTAAAGTAGTGTCTGCTGTTAAACTGACCACATTAGCATTACCTGCGGAAATAAATCCTGCAAGTGATCTAACTGGTCCACTGAATGTTGATTTTGCCATATTAAGTCTCCTTAATTGAATCTATCGTCTTGGCTTGTCTGCTAGGGCAGTCGATAGATATGTTGTAATATCCCTAGTTGTTTTGTCATTCTAGCTCATCCATTTCAAAAAAGAAAGGGAGCCGAAGCTCCCTTTCCTAAATAACGTAAGTGATTACGCTCCTGGTGATCCAAAGATTCCTCTCCAGTCACTAAAACCAAAACTATAACGTTCTCTCGCCTTATATCTAACGTTACCAGTTTCGAAGTCTCCTTCCATGCTGGTTGCTACAGGTGATCTAACGAAGTGTTTAAGTCCGTTAGGAACATCAGTTTTGATGAAGAAAGCGTCAGTATCTGTTAAATAATGATTAACTACGTAACCTTCTGAGACCATGCCCATGTTACGAATAGCGTTAATATCATTGTCAGATGTACCAACTCTTCCAGGAGTTTCCATCAGTCTGTCTGCTACGAATTGCAAAGCAGGTGGTATGATTAACCTTCTTGCTTGTGCATTGATCTTTAAGTTTCTTTCATCTCTGAAGTCAGCGATATCTATTAACGCTTGTTCGAGTGAAGTTTCATTAAGATCAGCTGAAGTAGACAGCTCGTTTCTCAATTCAACGTTTGCAACAGTTGGATGGTCTGTAGCACAAAGCTCTTTTCCATCACCACCAACGAATGAAGAACTAAACGCATTATTTAATACGTTAGCTGCTTTCACTTGTTTTGTTTGTTGCATAGAACGTGCTAAAGCTCTTGTGTATCTAGAAGAAAGAGTATCGTAGAGATTATCTTCGATAGCTTCTTCTGTTAACGCAAACGCTAAAGCTACGGTTTCATGAGTGTAACGAGAGGTAAATGATTCTTGTGCAGTCTCATATACCACCGCGGCTCCTTCACCTTTTACAGGTGCTTCCCCGAATCCACTTAACATAACTTCTTCTTCGAAAGCTCTTTCTGAGGTTTCTGTGTCGAAGATGTCTTCGTGTTCATCGTTGTAACGTTCGTACTCTAATCCGAAAAGAGCATGAAGTCCAGGAACAAGTTCTTTTACGAGTTGTGCTCTGTTAATTGCCATGATCTATTCTCCTTAAACTGCGAATGTGTTAGTTGGGAAGGTGAAGTAAGCTCTAGCATTAGCTCCTATTTCATTACTAGGAGATAAGTCAAAACCTACACACAAAGCAACACCACTTGAAGTAGTTGCAGTTACACCTTCTTTCGATCTGCCAGTAGTTGTACTACCTGCAGTTGTTGAGAGAGTGTACTTATCGCCGATAAAACTTACCGCAGGAGTTCCTGCTGTAAATTGAGCTTCGTATACGATCCCAGGATCATTGTATACAAGAGCTTCGGCGTCTGCACTACCTAAAGTTGCTGTGCCGCCAGTCCACACTTTTGAAAACGTAGGCGTTCCATCCGTTGCCGTAAAAAATACTCCATAAAAAACACCTACAGGAGTACCAGTTGCCGTGCCTTGAATGACATATCCACTAGATAAATTAACTACATCACCACTAAATATTGATGCTGAAGTTCCACTAGCTATTCTCATTCTTGCAGGTCTGATAGTACCACCGTACATGTGATATGCTGGAGTAAACCCATCGGGTGCATTTACATTAGCCATTTTTGCCTCCTATGCCTAAAATAAAATATTACTTAATCGTCGGAATTATTCCTACTACCAAATTCAACCTTAGAAGACCTTTGGATATCGCTATCTTTAATCGGCATTCTAGGGTCACTTTCTCGCATTAAGTTTTGATCTACACCTTGTAACGCAGAATCAGACTGATCTTTAAAATAAGCTGTTCTTTCGTTCGCGGTTTCAATCGGAACTTTTGCGAGTATTAGTCCACCTACCCCTATGACTCCTTTATTTTTTCCACTATCTACAGTTGGGGCTTCAAAGTCAGGATATTCTTCTGCTCTTACAGGTTCATATCCTTCTCTAATACGTTTAGACATATTAGACTTATCGTCCTGTCCTCTAGTAGCTTCTCTAATCCACCTAAACTGATATCCAGGAGGTGGTTCGGGTGCGTCTAACATTGACGGGGGTTTCCAAGGCGTTCTGCGAGTTTGAGAGTCTCGTGTCTCTGCAGATCGTGAGTTACGATCAGTGACGTCTGGTTTATATTCTTCTGTCATTTTATACTCCTTCGATATGCTTAGCATATTCTTCTAGTGGCACATTTAGTCTTTTAGCTATCGCTACTTGACTAGGTGTCAACTTGATTTTGCGTGATGATTTTTTACCACTAGCACCTCTGCTACTGGCAGCAACCTGTTGCACGGGGGCAGATTGCTCTTCTGAAAACTTGTGCGGAAAATTATCTCGCATACGTTTGTCAACTTCTTGATAATAGTTATCGGAAGTTGGGTCAATCCCTTCTTCTACGATTTCTTTATGTATACCAAAAGCTGCAAACGTCATAGCAGAATCAGTTCCAAACCATGTATTTCTTGACGCCCATTCCTCTGCTTTAGGGTCTGGTGTTGTTTGCGTCGCATTAATAGATGGTTTATATTCTTCAACAGGAACTTCTTCAGCTTCATCTTTTTCTTTAAGCTGTTGTTGTGCAGATAACCTTCTAAGATTTTCTGCCTCAGCACTGGCTCTAGATAATTTTTCTGTTGCATCCGTAATCGCTTCCGCGTCTCCTGCTTCTTGAGCTGTTTTTAAATAACTTTTTGCTCTTTCAATATCAGATTGTATACGATTGTCATACTCTTTGAAAAGGGAAGAATCAGAATTCTTTAATTTTTCTTTTAGTTCATTATTAGTATTACTAATGTTTTGAGCGTAACTAACTGCTTCATCGCGTTGCCTTTCGGCTTCTCGCATTTTATAAGTTAGTTTATCAATACGTTTTTGTACTGACTCACTTATAGTATCTAACTCGTCTTTTGGTTGTTCTTCTTCAGCTGCGACGACTTCTTCTTCCACTACGGAATTATCGACATCAGCTGCCCTTGGGTCAACTTCCCCTTCGGGAAGTTCTAGTTCTATTTTTTCTGCTTCTTCTTGCATGAGTCCTCCTCAAGTTGTTATGATAAAATTGCTTCGGGGTCGTCAATAGTTGCTAAAATTTCGTCATCGTTTAAAAGTCGCATATCGCCACCTTCTATCTGAAAACGAGCTCCAGCATACCTACCAAAAATTACCCAATCACCTTCTTTACACCAAGCTCCGTCTGGAAACTTATTCATATCTTTATATGCGTCAGGTCCCGTAGCGACAACATAACCAACAACAGTAGCAAGACGTTCTTTATCTACTGTTTGTTTAGCTAAATGTATACCGCCTTTAGTAATACTCGACATACTAAAAGGTAATATTAAAATACGATACCCCGTTGGACGTGGTAACTTATTTGCATGAGCTTCTAAATTTTCGTGCGTAATAGTGTTTTCTACAACTGGTTCTTCAGTTTTTAACGAAGCACCATTACTACCAAAATTATCTACTCGATCTGGAACAGTATCAGTCATTTGCATCCTCCATATTAGAATGTAAGGTTTGAATTTCCTGTTCAGCTAAACTCAAACCCGCTATTTCACCTACTATCCGTTGGTATTGTTGTATATCTTCAACACCACCAGCAGCAAGTGTTTGCGTGAGTGCTTCTTTACGCTCACGATATTTACGGAGCAAATGCTCCGTAGCCACGATATAATCCATTATTTAATGTAATTATACCAAAGAAGTCCTTTCGTTTGCCCGTAGGCAGCTTTTACTTTTGATTCTTTACCAACGACATTACCTTTAGCGTCAGTGTTTACTTCCCCTGCTTTTACTACTTCAGTTTTAGTAGTGTCTTCCATAGCAGGTACGCTAGGTGCAGGTTTACTCGCTTTTTTAGAAGGAGCAGGATAGTCTCTATTTCTATGCATTATTATCTCCGTTTTGGTTTCTACTTTCACGAACAGTTTTTACTAATTCGTTATAGTTCTTATCAGCGTCAGCTTTTGCTTTCAACTCTAATTCTTGTAATTGTATCGCATCTTTACTGTCTTGTTTTCTTAAATCTGCTTCTATTTGTTCTCTTCGGATTTGTGCATTTAGTTGAGCTTTTTGTAATTCTATTTCAGCAGCTCTTAAATCGTCCATTTCTTTTTGCATTAATTGTTCTTTTTCTAATGCCAACTGTTGTTGGAACATCTGCATTTGCGGTGTTTGTTGTGCTGCGGCTTGAGCTTGTGCCATCGCTTGAGCTTGACCTGTAACTTGTTGCGTAGCTTGTGCTGCCATACCTGCTATCTGATTCATAATCTCTGGTGGCATTTCTTCACCGACAGGTGGTAATTGTTGTCCTAACGCTTGTTCTATTTGCTGTCTATATAACATCGCTTGATGTTCTTGAATATTAGCTCCAATGATTTTCATAGCCGCAGGGTTTTGTTGTACCATTGGGTTTTGCATAAAAGCACTATGACTAGCGATATACGCTTCATGGTTTTGAAATTCGTACGCTTTTATAGGATTACCTGTAATTGCTGCTTGTTCTTCGGTGACAGGATCACGAGCAGGTATTTGTTCTTCTTCAGGTAATACCGCATCAATATCTTTTATATTTAAAGCAAGATACATTTTACGATACGCTTCTCGTAAGTCATGTAATTGCGGAGCAGATTGTGCCATTTGTAATTGAGTTTGAGCTAACGTAATACGTTGCGTCATACTAAAAATATTAGGATCACTTACAGGAATTACATCAACGCTATCATCGAAGTCTTCTTTAAATACATTTTCTGAAGCTCCTTGTACTTGATACGGATATTGTTGTGGTAAAAACTGACTAAATACTCTTTTTAAAATTTTAAACTCAGTTTTTTGTGCGTAGTGTAATCTTTTATGTATTGCGGACATAATACGTTGTCCTTTTTCTAGAAGAGCTACCGTAGTACCTACGGGTGCTTGAGAATTACCGTCGCCTGTTGGGTCTTCTATTGTTGCCGCAAAACGTTTACCCGAATCTACTAAAGCACCTAATAATTGCGTTAATGTTCCGCTAGGTTCTTTATAAGGCAACGGTAAAAATGCATCTTGTAATCTACCACCAGGAGCATCAACATCTCGCCACTCTCCTGGCTGTAACGGATCATCGTGACGTTGAATATTTAACCCACGGGCTTTAAATCCTGCAGGTAAGTTAGAAAGTGTCCCTGCATCGATTAATTGACGGAGTAGGGCGGTAACTGATTTAGTTAAACCGCCCATCATATGAATTAACCCAAAACCATAAAACCCTAATCCTGGAAGGAATTTATAATGCGTAAAATGTTCTATTTTTCTACGCATTGGGTCATTTTGATCATAGTTTGGTCTAATTGCTAATACTTTATTGTTATCTTTACAAATAGTTACAATATACGGCAACGCTATTCCTGTTTCCTCACCGTTTGCATTAGTATCTTGATAACCTTCTAAGTCTAAATCAACGTGAAGCTCTAATAACGTGTATTCTTCGTCATTTATTGTTCTACTGATACCTTGTAACTCGTCAACTTTGTCATCTACCGCAGTATTATCGGTACCACTCATCGGATCGCTTAATTCTACGTCTCGATAGAAGCCAGAAAGTTGTAATTTACGTAATTCATTTTCATTCATGTGGATTACGTGAGTAATTCTTGGTGCGGTAAGTAAATCTACCGCAGAATAAGGCACTACTAAGTGTTCTGCTTTAACAAAACGAGCAACAGCACGTCCTAATGCAGGATCATAGTAAATTTTTTTAAATGCGGAGCCAGATAACGGTAAATAAAACAATAATTGGTCCATTTCTGGATCATATTCTTCCATTTTGTACGTAATTTGATAATTCATGAAGTTTTTTACACGATTTGCTTTTTCTGCTTTCGAATTATCTATTTGACCTAGTATTTCTGTGTCTACAGGACCTCCTGCAGGTAATAATTCTTTATATGCTTGAGCTTGAAACTGAGTAACGGCTTCGGCTAGTATAGGATGGTGTACTCCTGAGGCACCTTGGAAAGGTTCTGACCTTGATTCAGAGTTTATACCTAAACATTCTAACCCGTCAGCGTAAGTATTAAACCAATCGTCTCGAGATTCTAAATCTTCTTCGTATAATTGAGTTAATTCACTAGCAATACTATTTAATTCGTTTTCGTCTAGTTCTTCGGCTAAGTTTTCACCAAATTTATTTTCAGATTGTTCAGGCATATCGCTGCCTAAAATAACAGAACCGTCGGGTTGTAAAAAAACTTCTGTTTCTTCAGGTGTTTCTGCAGTAATTTCTAACTCTATTTCTTCATTAGGAGTAGAAATTATAGGAACAGGTTGTTTTTCAATAGCCATTAGCTTGAATCATAGTACTATTTGTATTAATAATAAACCCTATCGTTAGGATAATAATCTTCGTCATCAGAAAAATCACTACTTAACGTTAAAAATCCGCCTTCTCTAAACCTTGCTAACGCTAACGTAGTTGCGTCTACTAAATCATCGTTTTCTCCTGCGGGAAAATCACTAACTTCTTCCATAAGTTCTTCACCAAATCTATTATCAGGTACCCAAACTCTACCATCTTGAAAAATAGGTGAGACAGAATTTAATCTAGCAATTTTATCTTGACCTTTTCCTGGAGAAAAAGTGTTTACGGGTATACCAATACGTCTAAGTTCTTGTACTAACGGTATACCACTAGCTTTAGCTTCAATAATTACCGTATCAGGTTCCCAATAATCGTATAAACGTAGAGCTTCGTTTTTTAATTCTGGGAAATCGTAACGTTCTTTAATACAATCTATTAAAATTAAATGAGCTTCATCTCCTGAATATATTTCTTCACCTATTTTACCCTCAGGATAAAACACGCCCCACGTAGTTATCGCGGTAAAATCCGCTCGTTCGGATTTTAAAAATGCCGTATCGTAGCTTTGTATTAAATATTGACATTTAGGTGGCTTTTCTTCTTCCCAAATATTAAACCATTCTTTAGGAATTATCGAAATACCCTCTCCCGTAGGTCTTTGCATATATTGTGCCGCCCATTTAGATGGACTTACCGACGCTTTTATACCTTCTAGTTCTTCTAATTTCCAAAAACTTTCCCAAAGCGGTTTACCACTAGGTAAAATTGCAGGAAATTCTATAATTTTCCATTGATCAGCACCTTCATCTTGTGCCATCTTTTTAGTTAATCGTCCTGTTAAATCTTTTTTATTCCAACGCGTCATTACAATAACGATTGCACCTCCTGGTTGTAACCTTTGTCGCGGTCCTGCCATATACCATTCGTATGCTTCTTCTAGAGCTTTATCAGACATCGCGTCTTGTTCCGAATGTGGGTCGTCAATAATAAATAAATCTGCTCCTCTTCCTGCTAACGCACCCCCAATACCTGCGGCATAGTATTCACCGCCTTTATTAGTTAACCATTTACCCGCCGAACGGCTGTCCGCTTTTAATTCAGTTTCAGGAAATAGTTGACGGTATTCTTCGCCGTCAATTAAATCCCTAACTTTTCTACCAAAATTAACCGCAAGGTCAGCTGTGTGGGTCGCTTCAATAATTTTTAATTTAGGATTTTTACCTAATAAATACGCAGGGAATAAATGCGACGCGAACTCTGATTTAGTATGTCTAGGTGGCATATTAATTATTAATCTTTTTAATTTGCCGTTAGCGATGTCGTCAAACGCTTGTGCCATTTTTACGTGGTGGTTTCCAGAAATAAATTCGGACCACATAGATTTTACAAAATCTAAAAACGTACCTGTTGCTTGTTCTTGGTATTCACGTTTTTCTAATTCTTCTAATAAAATCGTAAATTCTTTCGCTTCTTCTTTAGTTAAATGTGAAAAGTCAATATTACGTAGGGCTTTTAATTTATCACGAGTATCAGTCATCGTTTCATTAATTCTTTAATTAATCCTTCAATATCTTCGTAAGGTATTTCGTCTAAAATATTTAAATTTTCACTAGGGTTTAACGAAATAAAAGTATCGCTATTATCTACCCCTCTACGTTTATTAGGTATTCTAATTGCATCAATACCGATATTACGTAAACCTTCACTCGCTGCTTTAGTAAAACTGTTAGGTACGCCTACGATATTTTTACGTAATTCTTTTACTTGAAAAGCAGGTTCGATAAGATTTTTTTGTGAAAGATTTATTTCAAGGTTTTTTAATAATCTATCCATTTGTTTAGAAGTATCACCAACCGTTAACATATTTTTAAAATCGGGTTCCGTGATATATGCTGACCCAGGAGCACCTTGCGAAGGTCTACCCATAGCGAATTGTTTAAGTCTAGGGTCAATAAATTTATCTACTAAATAAAGTCCGCCTTCTGAACCAGAACCTTTAGGTAATTCAAAAGAACCAATACCTTTAGTTTGACTGCCGTGAAAAATATTTTTAGGATCATTTATTAAATCTAAAATACCTTGATTAGTACTAAGCACAGGAGCTTGTGGTACTTCTAACCCTGTTTCTTTTTTTATATCTTTTTGTAAACTTTTAATTCTCGCATTAACTTTTACTAATTGTTGTTTAGCTTTTTCTTCAGCTACCTCTGCCGCTCTACCATCTTTAGAAATATTATTACGTTCTCTTACTATGGTTCGTTTAAGTTGTTCTGCTTCTTCTACTGCTTTCATATAAGGTTTTATTAAAAATGCAGGAATACTTTTAAAAATACTAGCCGCAGCAAAACCTTGTGGTGTTGATGAAATTAAATTTAAAGGGTCGGTAACTGTTTCGTAAGCGAACTTTGCACCTTTTTTAATATTTTGATAATCAGGACGATTACGTAGTTCGGGATTTACTGTTTCTAAAAGACCGCTAAGTCCGCCGCCACGTATATTAGCTAATAGTTGTTCTAGTGGACCTAAAGCAGGTTTTAATTGTTGTTCAGCCATAAAAAGTAAAGCAGTTAATCATTAGGAGGGGTTTCTTTGGTCGCGGTGTCTTTATCATAATTACGATAATATTCTACTATTGATAATATTTGTTTTATGTACCTCGTAACTTCTGCCATATTCATCGATAAGTTTTCATAATTTTTAGTAGTCAACGCATAGTACGCAACGGCAGGAGCTTTACCTTCTTCTACTAATTTTAAATATTCTGCCATAATTTCAGGAGTTAATACTTCAAACTTAACTTCTACTCCTTGTATTTCTATAGGCAACGGTGGGTGGTACATTGGTGCGGGTAACGCAATAGTGTTTACCTCTACGGGGGTGGTTCTAGGAAGTAGTGCACAACCGCCTAGAACCGTGAATAAACTAACTACTAGGAGAGATGTCTTCATCCTTGGGGAGGAGATGTGATCTGAGTTAGTTCATCCATAACTTTTTGAGTGCCTTTATTTATTATTTTCTCAATAAGTTTAGGTTTGTTTAATGCTAAATTGCCAAGATCGTGCTTAGCAAATGTTTTTCTTAATTTAGTAACCTCACGGAGTGCTTCTTGTTTTTCCGCTTCTAAACTGTCTAGTTGAGCGTTATGTTTTTCTTGGTCCGCTAAATAGTTTTTAATTGATTCGTTTTGTTCAGATATTTTATCTTGTAGGATTACTTGATTGGCTTTAGCTTGTGTTAATTGATTAAACAGAAAAGTAGAACCTGCCAAACTAGCTACTAAAAGACCTCCAAGAATTAAACTTAATTTAAAACCCATACCAACAGTATAGTTCAGAAAATATTTTTTGCAAAAAATTTTTTTCGCAAAATTTTTTTGATAGGGACTTATTTGTAAAGTAGTTGCAATAAAGGACGCGGACCCAAGGTGCGGACAGCGGGTGAGGGAGCGGATTTGTCAAGGGGGGTATTAGACTAAATAGTTATATAAGCTAACTTACTTATAACTTCTAGTGTACGGGTATGTGTTAGGGTAATTGGTTAATATTTGAGCAGTGGTTAATATTTAACCAATAGAAATAGAGTAGATAAAAAAAGGGCTAGTACCTCAGACTAGCCCCTTTAAGTTAAAGGTTAAAATTTAGCCAAGTTTTAAATACTTAGAATAATTATCTAAGCCAAATTCAATACTAGCTTTTCTTTCAGTTATCTTATTAGTGAACTGATTACCACTAAAATAATGAGTCCAAAAAGATTTCTGTCCTACACGTGGTTCTATGCCTTGCGCATACTTACCACCATTAACATCTAAGTATTCAGATGATTGCCATACTTCATCTAATTGCTTTAATGTAAAAGAATTACCTAATTGATTATAAGCTAACGTTAAGGCAATACTAACTTGTGCAGGTAAAGAACTCTGACAACCTGAACTAGCAAAATCATCAGATACCCAAACAATAGTATTTAAGTTTAAATTACCACCCTTACTAGGCATAGGCATTTTTGCTTTTGCTTTAGTAACAGTAGCCCCAGCACCTTTAGAAGGGGTGCTAACCTTGTCATTTATATTTTTCATACTGTAAGTATACAGAAATCTAACTAAACTACAAGAACTAAATTAACTAAATTAACTAAACTAAATTAACTAACTTAACTAAGCTAACTAAACTAAATCCTAAAAAAATCCCTCGCTCCCTCCCTCGTTCGTTGGGTGCGGGTCTGTGTTTGGGTCAGGGTTCGTGTGTACTAAAAAGATAGACCGACGGATAGAGTAGAGCGAGAGTAGAGCGATAGAGTAGACTGGAGTAGAGCACAAAAAAGGGCAGCCGAAGCCACCCTTTTAAGACGATTAAAGATTAACCGAGTTTAACTAGATTTTCTTTTAGTAATCTAGGTTTGTAATGACTCCAAATATCCATGGGAGTCTGGACTGTTTCCAATCCAACTTTTTCTAAGGCAGATTCTTTACTGCCGTCAACTCCGACTAATTCGCCCACAGTCAAAGTATAATCTTTAGCGGCTAGTAAAGCCTCGATTATTTTCCCTGCTTGGGGCGGAAATTTTCCCTCGGGAGTAGCTACCAAAATCACTTTTTGGTTATAGTTAGTCGAACCCTTTTGGGTACCTGCTTTAAAGTTTTTATTTATCATAATAAATTCTCCTTTCTAGTTAATGATAGTAAAACCGCTTTACTATCTAAGTACTACTATACGCTGGACTGATACCAAAGTAAAGCACTGTGTTAGGATTAAGCACAAGATTTAAGGAACAAAATCCCTCGCTCCATCGGTCGGTCCCTCTTTTGAGCTCAGTCAGTTTGCCTGAAGTCACCCTCAATGACATTGGATTCAGTAGAGCGTTTCTTTATTAATTCTTCGAGTCGAGTGAGTATGTCGTCCTTGGACATCAAATCAATCTTTGCGGTCAGTATCTCGCGTCTATCGATGTAGAGTCCACCAGCTTTGCCTCGGTGCACTTCGGCTGTTATGGCTGCAGATATCTGTCCTTGGTCCTTGGCTTCTTCTCGCAGGTCGTGGAGCGTGGACAAATGACTTTCTAGAGAAACTGCGTCCCTCTCTGAGGCTGCGATTTCTAGATCAATCAGGTAGTTTCGTACAACTGGGTTATGATTGAGTAGTACACTGCCCTGTGTCTTTGCACCCTTCCTATCCTTTGTATATCCTGCTTTGATAGCAGCTTCAGTAGCTGTTTGCCCTTTTAAATACTCCTTACAAAACTTCTTTTGTTTCGAGTTGAGTGGTTGCCATATCTTACCTTTGTCGTCAACATATGCTTTACCGTCTTCGGTAGGTATTAATTGCGTGTAAGTCAGCTGTTTCATATCCTATAGAGTTATTACAATAATAATAGAAAATATTAAAATAAAATAGTTTTCTCGTGCCCTCTAGTGAATCTTACCATATGTTTCTAATAACTAATAGAAAATCTATTACTTTTGATAGAGACAAGAATCCAATGATATAGACCATTACAGAACGATTCTATTACTATATTAGAGATATTAGTAGTTTTTAACATTTCTTTGAACAAAAAATTTTATTTTTAAAAACACTAATACGATAAATAAAAACCCCCGCACCACGGAACGTAGCACGGGGGCATTTAATAAAGTTTATTAATAAATACTAAAAGGATCGCAGCGGAAATCATCCCATAGATGATCAAAGATATCACGAACAGTGATAAAATCTTTTTTCGAGCCGACGCTATACCTAAACCCTAGATTATCTTGGAGCCAATGTACAGAGATATCATCATCACCATCTTGATTAGTCGAATACAATACCACAGCATGAGTCACATCAGGATGTATAAGTTTAAGTACACCGTTACTAGACTCGGTAAAATATTCCGCAGGAAAACAATCTTTAGGAGTATACTTTTTTAAAGTATAGTAAAGACAACGATTACGATCCGTTAAACAAGCAGTAGGTATAAACAAAGCACACTGAGCATCAGTTTCATAACGAACAAGATCCAACAGCATAGGACCATCACTAAATTTTTTAGGGATATCAAACTTACCAGTAGACTCATAATACTTTTTAGAATCACGACCAGTACGCTCATAGTATTTATTATAGAAATCACCAGGATTAAATTTTAGCGAAGCATCAAACAGATTAGGCTCGAACAAATCCAAAGCATTAAACGAAGCAGCGTCATAACATATCAACCAATACCCTAAGAATTCGTTATAATTCTTACGGACTGTTTCGACTAATGCCTGACTGCGCTTTACTCTTTCTTTTAGAGCTCTAATCAAGTTAGTATTTATATTTATTTTTTCTTTCATTTTATTTCTCCTTTCTAGGTTAAATCGTAAAAATAATTTTTTACCCCTATATTATAATTAAGATTTACCACACGATTAAAAGCAGTATTAGAGCATACGAGTAATAAAAAACCCCCGACTGTCGTAAACAATCGGGGGCTTCGAATGTTGGCACTGGTCTTAGGTGCTCTATTTATTATCTTGGCTTCTTAGCCTGTAGAGTCAATCGCTCTCGTTTTTGTAGAGTATGCCTAAAATGCAGTTCCTGTTATAAAATTCATTTCTTAAACGGTGCTGATTCGTGACATTGTCGCAATGTTATGTAATGTAGAGGGTAATCACCACCATCCATTTCTAGTATTAAATAATCATGATCACCTTTTCGATACGTGTACATAACTACTCCGTTTATATCTGCCTCAACCTTCTCGAAATTATCGTAATCTAAGTCTTCCTCATTTACCATAATCTCTCTAGGGTCTGTGCCGTGCTCTCTGCCTCCGACATAGACCTCGGTCGCATAGTTTTTATCAGTGCTTCCGAAGTTTACGTCAGAGTTTATCTCTATCCAATCTTTCATATTATTCTACAACTCCTCCGTCTTAGTAACGTCTATCCAATCGAACCCATCTCTAGGTGCGAAATATCGTTTACCGTCAGTGTGGCTGACTGCAACTACCTCACCAAAGTCTATTGGTGGAGTAAAATCAGATAATATTTTTTCACATTCTTTCAAAGAAATTTTCTTATCTAATAACCAATATCGACTGTCTTTCTCGTAAGCATCACTCGGCTCGGGATAAACCCTTAATTCAAATAATTCATTCATTTTATTTCTCCTTTCTATAATTGAAAATAATCAAACTCTCCAGGAGTTTCTACGCTTTCTACAAGTGTAGTACTTCCCTCCCAGTTATTTATTATCGGATCAGTAGATGTATTCTGTCCTTTAGTGTAGTCGTCTGAGTTAAGTGTATTCTGCCATATAGTTTCGTATGATTCTATAATCGCTCTAATTACACTCTCTTCGTTCGCACAAGTACAGATTTCTAATATCTCTCCTTGTTTCGTTTCTATACATAATCGCATATCTTTCTCTCTTTCTTACGCTTCGGAATAATTTCCTAACGCTTATATATATTATAAAGGGGAGCAAACCCACTTTAAAGCAGTACGCGAAACGCCAAGCGACGCTCTACGCAGTCTCGTCAGTGGGTATTGCTTCTAAATCACCATTACCCAAATACCAATACTCGATATCGATATGATCTACAGCGATAATCTCGGCACCCTCCCAGTTTTGTAGTATCCAGTCATTCGTCAGCTCTCCTGCATGTCTATCGATTAGTCCGAGTTGGTTATCGATCACTTTAGTCCAGAGCTCACCATAAAGTTCTTCTACTTTTTGGAAGTCTTCTACTGTACCTTTAAACATCAGCTGTCTACCTTTCGGACTACTAATTGTGTAATTAGTTTTTCTAGTCTTAATCGCAGCTTCTGTAGGGTCTACTAAGTAAAACTCATAAATTCTATCGGTCATACTTTTTTACCTCCCATAGGGTCAGCTAGAGCAACGTATGGATCGTCGCCGTCATATTCGAACATCTCTAATGCTTTATTTCGAACATGGTTAGCCGTGTAACGCTCCATAGCTTCTCTACATTTTTCTTTAGTCGCACCGTATACTCTAGGTACGCCCACCTCGATACATTTTCCAACGTATACTTTTTTCTTAGTCATAACTTTCTCCTTTCTTATTAATAGTTATTAAGTACATTTTACTTACGAATACCGCCAAAGTAAAGCAGTAATACCAAAGGGCGAGTGCTTTCGTCAGACAACTGCACTCTAAGTTGTTATGACAGGGAAAATGAAAGTACATAAAACCTGCTGACTTCAACCTTCCTACTTAGGTTGAATGCTCCTCTGCTTCATAATCATTCCAATCTAAATAAAGGCATAAGTTCCAACCCTCATCATTTTCGTCAGCTATTTTTATAGCTTCCTCTTTTGAGTTTGCTTCGACTATGATTTCGTATAACACTTTTTGAATTGCTGTAACTCTATATGTCTTCATGCTTCCTCCTTAAACTTTCGTAATAAAAAGTCTTGGTTAGCTTCAAAATAATCTGTTTTACTCAGGACTTCTTGCTCACCATACGCTTCTTTTTCGAGTAGATATGCTTGGTACATATTATCAAAAAAGATTTCGTATGGGCTACGTTTATCCGACCATGAGTAATTATATTCTGCAATTAATTTTTTTATATTCATATTTAATCTAAACCTCGCGTATGCTGTTTTACATATTCAGGACTAAAGTCCTCTGGTGGACCTTCAGCAATATACGAATAAGTATGATCTAAATACTGTTCTAAAAACCTCAAAACATCGCTTTTGTAGAGTTTATCGGAAGGTCCATAAACTTTTTCAAAGTCGAGTAATACCTCGACCACCCAGTCATGAGCCTCCATTATCTGTTTATCGGTAAAGTTCTCGTATTGTAAATGCTCAGTAATATATTTGAGCGACTGATTTTTAATCTCACTTGTGGTCAACATCATCAGCCTCCTCTTTACTTAGTAGTGTCTTTACACGATCAACCGTCTGCTTTTCCATTTCTAGCATAAGTATGCGGTTTTTCAGGGCTAGTATTTCGTCAACAAGTTTTTTATTGACGTCCTCTTGTGATTTTTGAGTATCGACAACTTTACGTATAGTCTGCGTAAGAGTGTCTAGTAACTCAAGTATCATTTTTTCGTTCATAACTTTCTCCTTTCTTGTTATTAGTTATTATTAAATTATAGGTACGAGTATTAGCAAAGTAAAGCACTATACCAAGCCCCTGACTTTAGCCATACGTTTAGACATACGATAAATTGCACGACCACATTTAGGGTCTAAAAATATCGTAGGCTCACGTTGTTCGTTTCCCTGGTGATCTCTATTCATACGTTGTACGTGTTTAGCTTGTCGCCAATCGACCCCACCTTTTTTCAAAACTTTACGTAACAATCTAGCTTTCTTACTATTCATCCGCCAATATTGATCACAGGTAATTCGTTATAATCTTTATACTCCATATCTAATAAAAACCTATCCATAACCATAGGGTCATCTATATTTGGAATATTAAATACGGCTCGTACTTCGATATCGTTATGATCAAGAGTCATAACAATCGGAAATTTAACCGTTTCATGATCTAGTTCTAACTCGCTAATCGTTTCGTTAATTTTATACATATCAGGGTATTGATTTTTATTGGTACGTTCCGCTTGTTCTACTAGCTTTTCTAGTATTGGAATTGTTGCATATTTAATTTTTTGCATATTACCACCATACCGTCATTACTGCACCACGTTCTGAAGCTACGCGAAACAAAGTCTCTAAATCACAAACTTCTTTAAAAGTATATTCCCAACCGTGCTCACTTTGATAAATAATAGTATCGTCTTCAACCACTTCATCAAGTTCATCTGCGTCTTCTAACTTAGCCGTAATCAACTGACCTAACGCGTCGGCTTGTTGTTTTAATTCTTGGCTAGTAATATGAGCGTCTTCGCCTTCAATATGCCAAAGATAGGGCTGCCCCATAAGTTCACCTACTAATGGTTCATAAGCTTTACCTCTAAATGAACCATCACTACCACTACCACTAAACATACCACCGCACAAATTAATATCTTTGATACGGTCATCATCTTCATAAGTAAACCCTTTATCACGGTCGTTGCCGTGAACTATATAACAATCTAAACCCATGATTACCTCCCTATATGTTTGATGTCGTCTTTAGGGATAACCTGATAGGCTCCTTTATTATACGCAGGAGCAATAGTGTATTGACTACTAATGCGTCTACGCTCCTCTGGTGATAATGGTTTATCGTCTTTTTTATTCATAACTTTCTCCTTTCTTGTTTAGTTATAGTATATATATTAAACGCCAATATTAGCAAAGTAAAGCACTATTAAACACCACGTAAATACCAAGACATAAAAACTATCGGGGATCATCTACTTGCTGTTCTTTTTCTTCTACGAAATCGTAGAGTCTATTGATAAACTGTCCGCTAGTATATCCGTTAATCGAATCATCAAATAACCACACACTTAATTCCGTGACGGTAGTTTCAACAACTTCGCCGTTCTCTTTAATAAATTGTACTTTCATGCTTTTTCCTCTTTAAGTTTTTGACTAAGTTCAAAAATTTTATCAACCGATAAATTTACGGCTTTTTCACAACGTTCCATCCTATAACTGTTATCATTTTGTCTTCTCCAATAATTACGAATAGCTTTTAAGGTATCCAACCTATTCCTTTCTTTTCTAATCTCTTTTCTAATCTCTTCAATTTTATCTTTCATGTTTTCTCCAAAGTGGTGAGTGTACGAACAATAGCGTAACATCGGGACTATTTACAGTGTCCGCACACTCACAGGTAATTATACCTTCGAAAAGTAACCTTCGTCTTTCAATCTTTTAGTATAAAACCTAAAGATTCTCATAGGTTCTTGACCAGTAATCAAATTACCTTGTTTAACAGCAAGTTTAACCAAATCTTGTGCTGTAAAGCTAGATGAGTCAAGCTCACCTTTTTTAGCTTCTTGTACAGTTTTGATTAAAGCTATCATCTGTGCAGTTTTGCACTCGATTTTTTTACCACTGTACTTATATAAAGTACGTGCTGAGCCTTTACTGGCTTGTTTTGGTTCAGGGATAGTTACCCCATTACCTTTTGCTGTCTTTTTGACAGCAGGTCTTCTTTTTACAGAAGTTGAAGTTGAAGTTTGCGTTTGCATATCTTTCTCCTTTCTATTGTTAAAATTACCTACCTTGTGGTAGAACATAGTACCTATTCTGCCTTAGATTAAAACGAAAGTAAAGCAGTATAGGATTAGTCTTGATCAACGTAATTACGATTAGCCCCATAAAGATAATCTTCAATACTATCTTTTACGCCTTTCGTATCGTCTACAGGACTGATAACCGTAAGACTTAATTCTAGTAAAGTTCGAGCCTTCATTAAATCGTCAGCTAATTTATTTACGTGTTTTTCTAAGTCTTTTACGTATTGCTCAGGGTCTAGTCTTTTCTCCATATCCTTACTCCTGATTGTTCTCTATCACCAACACCGATCTTTTCTAGACGGTATCTGATTATAAAATGCTGCTCAGGGTCTTGTTTTTTACCAAACGTCCGAGTAGCTTGTGATAAACGGTTTTTCATACGTTGGGCGTTATCACCTTCTTCCAACGGTATAAAAATAGAGTCACCTACTTCCATATCAGCAAAAGGGTAGTTTGATCTACTCCTAGTATCTTCAGGAAGGGGTATACCTTTTTCTATTTTAATTTCAAAATCAGCCATTTAAATCCTCCTCTGGGTTAGAAAAATGGACTAAGCCCTTTTCTTGTAAAAAGTCTTTCCAAAAAGCCAATAGAGTAACAGTATCACCATCGGCGACACCTGCTAACTCTTGGCAACCTTGCGTAATCATAGTGTCGGACACTACCTGAGCCAAGTCTTCTAGACCTGACTCATGTAGAGCAACCCATATCATACTCATGACCTCATGGTCAAATTTATAGTGTGTAGGGTTATCAGACATTAGGCAGTCTCCGCATATTTAATAGCTAAATCTAATGCTTTAGCTTTGCGGTTAGCTGCCACGCCGAACCAAGAGCTGTGTAAGCTGTTACCTTTTTCGTGCGACTCACGTAAGTGGTCTTCTACGTAGGTAACTGCATTTAACGCACCCCACCAAGTACCTTTAGAAGAAGCTAGATTGGCTCCTGGCTGTTGCTCAAGAGCGTCTACTACCAACTTAGGGTACTTATTGAACTGCTCGATAAGTGGTGCTTGTTCACCAATTAACTTACCATCAGCTTTTAGTTTAGCTTCATGACGATACGTCAACATAGTATTAGGTTGATATAACTCACCTACGAAGTCTAAAAACTGCGGGTGTTTAGCTTTCTTGTTAGAAAGGAACTCCGCCGCTTCTTTAAACTTAGACATCTTCTGTGCTGATAGACCTAACGCCTCCTCAGCAGCTTCCATGACGTCTACCCCAAACTCTTTAACGTGTGGCATACGGAATGACGCCGTACCTTTCTCGCCTAGAGCAAAAGTAAGAGTGTTATTACAAACAACTCTTATCGGGGTAAGTTTAATAGTCATCGACTTACCTACTACGTGCGGTTGGTGTATTAAAAGATACCCTTTAATATGGTCTTCACCCGCAAGTTCGAAGTCCTCAGAAATTTTGGCTAAGCCCCAAATTTCTCCACCGTCTTTTAAACTACCTGCGGTTTCCATTTTCATGTGACCCGCTTCAGTAAAGCGTTTAAAAAACTCAAATATGTCCTTATTTTGGACAGGGATATAATCCCTACCACAATGACTAAGAACACGGTTATCAGAATCGCGAACGATGTGGAAAGTATTTTCCGCTTGGATTAATCCAACATCGTCGCCCCACTCAGGTGCGTCAAGCGTATAACTAGGACGTTTACTAACTGTCCAGTCTAGACCTGCTGCCTCCTGCATTTGTAATGGCGTAAGGTCATCACTTACTTCGACACCTAATCCGTGCCAAGGTACTTGATTTGCCCATGCCATTGTTTCTACTTGATGTGCCATAAAACCTCCGTTTTGTTTGCACTGTTATAATGAGCGTAGTTGTTAGCTACCCGTATATTTAAAAGTACAGCCTTAAGAAAGTAAAGCACTACTAAGAGCCTCCCAATCGTAAGGAACGTTTAAAGTAAGCAACGCGGGAGAGTTATAACCACCCTTCATCAATTCTTTTATTCCTGTTAAACTATCTATATGGTAGAGTTTCAGTTCAGCATTTTTTCTAGCTAAAACAAACACTTGACCACCATGAGCTGCTCGTTTACCTAACCACGCTACTTGCATAGGGCGTAGAGTAAGAGCATTACCAGAATGTATTTCTTTTAGTTCTACCCAAAATTCTTTACCTTTCGCACAACCATTTACATCAGGTACTCCTGCCCCTGTCATTCCTGTTTCAATTCTTTGTAAGTGTATAGACGGTAGATTAGTCCGCATTAACAACCATAGGTTCTTCTCTTTCGCCATCTTCTAATTGTTTTATTCTTTGTTTTAATACTTTTGTAAGTTTTCTTACCGCCTCTTTTTTTCGGCTTTTATGAAATACCCTCTCTGAGTAATTTGGACCGTAATAATACTCTTGTCCTTTATGAATTTTAGGATTATGTGCTCTGCCGTCTGTATAATTAGGTGGGGGTAGGTCTTCTATAATACACTTTTCAATATAATAATCACTTTCGTAAGTATAAGGTTCTAAATCTATAGCTAATAAAGAGTTTTTTGACTCAATAATATCTAAATTACACTTACCATAATGTCCTTCGTGCCATCTACCTCCAGTATTAAAGACACTCATTGGGGAAGTGATTCTTTTATTATCATCATATCTAGTCAAATCTTTACACTCATCACTACAATATAATGTTTGTTTACCAGTAAGTTCTTTATCACAAACCACACAACTTAGTTTTCTGTTCTCCTCTCGAAGTTTAGCTAATTCTTTATCTAATGCAGCGATACGTTTCTTACGGTTTAATTCTTCCTCATGTATTTTTTTGACTTGTCTTTTTCTTTGTCTTTCTAACTTTCTTTTATTAGCGTCGTATTTTATTTCTTCTTCACGACATTTAGGTGTACAGTATTTACGTTTATGACCACCAAAGTTATCTCCGCACCACACACACTCATGTGGTTTTTCGGTTTTATCTTCTAATAATGGGTACTGTAATATAAAATTAACCATACTACCTATAATAAAGGTCAATATACGTTAAGTAAAGGAGTATAGACGAGCAAAACGCATATAAGCTAAAATAAGCCGATCTGGGCGTATTTAGATAGTTCTTAACTAAAACCCTCGGGGTCCTTTGAAAAACGCCGTACGTGCGGTTTCTGGGAACCGATTTTAAAAAATCTAGTAATTTTATAGCCATCCCGTATGCGGTGCTACTTTTTGATTATCGGAAGCTAATTTAACATCAACTTCTTTTAACCACTCATCGTAAGCCCTTTTAGTTTGTTCATTATCTTGGTAGAGTTGCATAAACTCTGTCCATTTACTACGAGCGATTTGTACGCCCCTATAATAATCACCGTCACCTAACTTACAACGGGTTACTATTTGCCAAACTCTTTGTTTAGTTAAATCGTATTTCTCGCCTAATTCTGCTAACGTTTCTTCTGCAGTTTTCCAATCATCATAGATTGCTCGATAACGTTTAGCGTTTTGTTCTGCTTTATATGTATCTATACCTCTCATAGTATCTCCTTTGTTTCACCCCAAGACTTACCAAGTTCTACATCTACTAACAACGGCACTGCTAATTTTACGCAGTCTTGCATTGTTTTAGAAATAAGTAGAGCTTGTTCTTGATCAACTACCGAAACATCAACTTCATCGTGTACTTGTAAGTGTGGAACAATACCTTGTTCCCATAGACCTAACATCGCTAATTTAGTCATGTCAGCTGCTGAACCTTGAATTAATCTATTAAGGGCTTTATATGTAAATGATCTTTTTAAATTATCTCCGTATTTTTCTTGAGCTTCTTTTAAAGGCAACGGAGTAGAGCGTTCGTATTTATCTTCCCATAAATCGAAACGACATCGTCTACCTGCAAAAGTTTTTATATATCCTCTATCCATAGCTACGCGAGTGCAATAATCTTGTAAAGCTCTAATAAAAGGTACTTTCTCATGGTATTGTAAAAATAGAGCTTCTGCTTCTAAATCATCAACACCTAGTTCTTTAATTAGTTTTTCTTTACCCATGCCATAGCTAAGTCCTAGATTTATCGTCTTAGCTTGTTTACGTGGTATTTTTGCCATATCTGCTACGATCTGATGAAAGTCAGCATTATCGTCAGTATACTGAGCTACTGCATCTTTTGCTCCTGTTAAGTTCATCTGATCAGCATAATGTACAGTGAGTCTAGGTTCTTGTTGAGAATAATCAAAAACCCCCCACTGACAACCGTCTTCAGGAATAAATAAAGAACGAATAAGATTACCTATCTCAGGGTCACGAGCAGGTACTTGTTGTAGATTAGGATTACTATAACTAAACCGACCACTGACCGTGCCGCCACGATCATTACGCATAGCATGAGCTTCCGCGTGTATTCTGCCATTAAAACAATGTTCTTGGATCATCTTCTCAATAAACGTTGTTCTAGCTTTATTTAGTTTTCTAGCCCTAACGATCAACTGCGGTAGTTCATGCTCATGCCCTTCTAACCAGTCTTTTTGAAAACTAGCCATACCTTTTGCAGTATGCGGATACCAAAGTTTATTTTTATCAAATATCTCTTGTAACGAAGCGTTAGCCCAAAGATTAACTTCGGCACCATACTTACGTTTTATTTCTACTTGTAACTTTTGTTCTTCGGTAGAGAGCTGTTTACTAACTTGCTCGGCTCGTTCTTCATCTATTCTAACGCCACGCCATCGCATTTCTAATAACAACGGTATTAAACGACACTCCATAGCTAATATCTTTTCTAAATCTTGAGCAACAACTTCAGCTTTTAATTTATGCCAAAGTTTTAAAGTCAACGCTGCATCTTGTTGCCCGTAAGGACCAACGTATTTTGCAGGTAGTTTATACATCTCTGATTTAGGATTGATACCGAAAGCTAAAGCAGCATCACGTAATAACGATTCATCTTTCTTTTCGTTACAATAAAACTCACCTAGATTATCTAACGAATAAGAATAGCGATGTTCATCAACTAAGGGTGCAGCAACTATAGTGTCTAAAATATTGCCTTTTATTTCTACGCCTTCTCGCCTTAACCAACCTACATCATAGAGTGCATTATGAAATATAACGTCTCGTTTAGTAGAGCTAAGTAGATTACGTAACCAACGTAAAACAATATCTTCATCTAAGTTGCCACCGCCCTGATGACGGATAGGAAAATAACCTGACCACTTTTCAGTAGCTACCCCAATACCTACGATATAACCACGACTTGTAGCCCAGCCTGGACCACAAGTCAATAAGTGTGGGTCGTAAGTTTCTAAGTCTATCGCTACGGTTTCCGTTTCCGAAAACTGCGGAAACACGTCAGGTACAGACCAAGAACTTTCGGGAGCAAAAAGTGGTTGCTGCATAATTACTTTTTCTTTTTAACTATCTTAGTAACTTTTGCCTTAGGTTTCTTTTTCTTTGGAGCTTTACCGCCTACCCATGCTTCGTTTACATCAGGAGTAGTAGGGTCGTCCGCTACAAATCTACCTTTTTTACCACGTGCTCGTTTTACTTCTGCTACTTCTTCTTCAAATTTATCTAAGGTTACCGTAGCTTCCTCAATAGCTTCTGCTAAAACTTTTTCATCTTTAGTTTCTACAGGTTTTTTAGTATTATCTGTAAAAAATAAATTTCTTATCCTTTGCCATAAACTCATAATTAATCTCCTGTTGGTATGCCTTCTGAGGTTACTGCTCCAGAATAAATTGCTTTACTCTCTTGCTCAGAATCATTTATTAAAATATCGTTTTCTACTAATAATAAATATCTACGTAAATCGCGGATATCATCTAGTAGTCCTGCTTCGCCTTTAAATGCTTCACCTGCTTCAAAGATATCCCACCCGTGTTTTTCAGACTGGTGTTCTATCCTATCGAACTTACGTGCTAACATCATAAAAGCCCCTACGCCACCTCTACGTTTCCAAGAGTCACCGTAAGAAACTTCAGCTCTTTTTAACGCTTCTAGGTCGTTTTGGGCTATGTCTTTCATAGCTTCCCAATTACTAATCGCCATAATTTGCTCCTTAGTTGTCCGCAATTTTTAATGTGAAAGTAGTGTCTCGTTTGCGGACCCATTCGAAACACGCTTTCATCCAATCGTATGCTTTAATTTTATTAATCCAAGCATAAGAATCCTCGTAACGTCTACGTTTATGAAAAAGATAAGCATTAACCATAGGTATTGCTATATCCCGTATAGACGGATTTTGAAAAGTTTTTATTGGTCCTATATAGTCTTTAGTTGAGAACGTTTTACCTGTCGTTATAACATCATCAAACGCCTCAAAAAATAAATCTAATTCCCACTGGAAAGTTTTAGAATGAGTTATTAAAGGTATAAGGTCTTTTTGTTTAATATATTCATAATCGTTTTTAGTAGAACGCCAACTATAAATATCAATAACGCCTAACTCTTTACAACGCTCCCAAACATCGTTTTGATAAACATGAAAACTATCGCTAATTTGAGTATATTCACCAACAGCTATTTCTAATCTCGAAGCAAGATATTCTTGTAACATTGACATATGTACTGCGTTAGCACCATAAGCCCCCCAAAGCATATCGTTCGAACGATTACAAACAGTCATGTTTAGTTTTTTATCTCTAACTTTAAAATAAATATTCGTATTACAAGGTACGTCTTTACCGTCTCTATCTAAATCTTCTTTGACGTCCCACATCTGTAATACTGCCCGTCTATCGTTAGGGTTACGTCGTAACATAGCGATAATAATTTCTAATTGATCTTTATCAAAATAATCTCGCCAACGCCAACCGTACGCCCCCCATAGAGTCTCATTATCATCAGAAAAATCTCGCATAGAGTTTACAAAAAAAGTTAAAGGTCTTAAATCTTTACGTCCATGTAACATCCATAGACCTTCTATAAAATGGAAAAAAGGATTAGCATCGCGTTTTTCACAAAACAATACACGTTCTGTAGGTTTTTGATAGACCGTAGCTACTGGTTCTATCGCTTCTAATGTTAACCCGTTTCTACTTTCTTGTTCTCGATAATTAGTTTTATCTAAAAAGAAATCGACACCTAATTTAAAAGCGTCGTTTATATTTCGTGCGGTTATTACTTTCATAATTCGTATTTGCTTTTACCTGCTACTACATCTTCTACTATAGGCAAGTCGTTTTGTTTATAGATAGAACGTGTCCTACCCTCATTTTTAAGAATACGTGAGTATTTATCAAACTCACATAAACCCCCTTCTATCTCCCTTAATTCATAGTTAACAGAGTTTCTTTTAGTAACCCAAGAATTTCTTTCGAATGCTATTTTTAACAACTCTTGCATTTCACTGTTCCAATCATGACTACGTAAACAATAATCTAATGGTCTACCTGTCAAACGATTAAGACCTCGCATAGCTCCTGGACCTGCATTAGCCCAAGTCATAATATCATTAGCTTCATCTAATAAATAAGTATGTCTTAAATCAGTAACAACCTCGTACGCCATAAATGGACCCATGTAAGGATAATCTCGTAAAGTTTCCCAACAAAACTCTAAAGAAGAATTGTTTAATGCTTTTTTATTTTCTAATTTAGTTACTAAATAATCTCTGTCGTTCCACATATGACTTATACATTCAGCTACCCCTGTAACTTTATCCATACGATTAGGGGTTTTAATAATATAAGAACCAGTAATCCATTTAGGTTGTTTTTTAATAAGTTCAATAGCTTTCTTCCTATTCCAATTAAACAATAAATCATTTTCTATTAATGTCCTTCCTGTTTCTATTAAATTAAACCACCTAAAAATTATTACTGCCATAAAAACTCTAGGGTCGTCTCGTAACGGTTCTCTAATATGTTTTTTAAGCCACCGAGTAGTCCTATCTTCTTCTCGATAAACTTGACAGAATTTAAACTCTTGTAAAATAGGATCATTAGTCCAAGGGGGCGGTAAATCATTTTCTTTCTTTTTACGAATACTTTCCCGTTCTTCTTGCCAGTAAAAATATCTATCAAGTTCTTCTGCAATAAACATTACTTCTTAGTTAGTCTCCAAGCACAGTTATTAGCGTGTTCAGGATACATAGTCGCTGCTGCCATACGTAAAAACTGTTTACCGAAACGTTCACTTAACATAATCATTTGTTCGTCTGACCACTCTATTTTTAAATCACGAGTGCCATCAAACCTAGCTTTCTTTAAATTAGGCATTTGTATAAACGTACCCGTGACCGCTTCAATATTAAAGTTACGTTCTAATTCTTCTTTTAGTTCTTCAAAGCCCCACTCATAAACGTGGTCTTCAGGTAACTTATCATTTGACCCGTCATGGTTAGGTGTAGAAACATAGCCCAGTGCGTCAGGTCGCATAACCCTAGCTACATCATCTAACCATGCGGGTACAAACTCTCTACCCATATGTTCAATAACTTCGGTAGACCAAAAGAAATCTATACTTTCATCAGGTAAATCAAACACAGGGTTTACCGTTAAATCTTGTATTCTTATTTGTCCGTTAAAGTTTTTAAACCAAGTAGATTCTTCTAACCTACCTCCTGCGTTAGACCAAAATTTATTTTCTAACTCACACGCGGGGTCAATATCGTAACCATAATAAGAACGGATAATATCAGACTTTTTAACTACGTATGCTTTATATAAACAACGTAACGCCCAACACTCTCCACAACCAACTTCTAAAGTGTCTAAGGGTCTACCCAACACTTTAGCTTCATCTATCGCTAAACTAGCAATTTTATCAAAACGACTCATATGAGCTAATTCATCTGGTCGCCAGTTACCTAGTACTCCTGCTGAAGCAAGGTCCATTCTAGTATTTTTACTATCGTTTTCATTGACAGTAAGTTTCTTTCTAATTGATGACATATATTCTCCTTTCTAAAAAATTAATCACATATTTATTATCCTTTACTTTTATATGCAAAGTAAAGAACTTTTATACTTGATAACAGCGTGTTGTTTTAGGTTCAATCAAATATAAATTCTCTTTCGTTCTAGTAATACCTACATAAAACACTCTGTTTTCATCATCAGGATTACGTTGGTAGTTTTTATAAACTCGTGCCGTAATATCCGTTAATAACACTACATTAGTTGCCTCTCCGCCTTTTGCTGCATGAATAGTAGATAAACGTATACGTGGTTCTTTTGTTATTTTTTCTCCTCTACGTAACATAGCTCGTATATAACTTATTTCTTTTACACTTAACATAGTAAAAGCATCATACCAACGACCTTCAGGTAAATCAGGAAACATATTTTTTAAATCTTGATACTGCATAGTCAAATCAGCATCAACCACTTCTAGTTTTTTACTATCTTTAATCCGCATATATTTCAAAATATTTATACACTCAACCATAGGTATTGTTCTACCTTGATTTAATCGTTCCCAATTTATTACGGCTCTGATTTTCTTTTCAGAGATACTAGGTCTACCTTTTACTTCAAAAAACCAACCTTGGTTTCTACAATACTCGTCTACTTCTTCTAATAAATAATTAGTCCTAGCTAACACTAGCCACTCACCTTCTTCCATATTTACTAATTCAATAGTTGGTTCCCAACGTACGGTGCCTTGTTCTTTTCTAGGCGTCCATTCTTTATAAATTCTAGAACGTACTTGGTCGATACAACGTTTAGCTACTTCATGCACTTCTAAAGGTACGCGATATGATTGTTTTAAAACTAAAGCATTAGTAGAGTTTTTAATTAAATATTCAACATCTGCCCCTGCCCATTTATAAATTGCTTGATCATCATCACCTGCAACATAAATACGATCAGCTTTTTCTGTTAGTTTACGTACTACCGCCCATTGTAGCGGTGATAAATCTTGAGCTTCATCTACGAACATAACATCTAATTTAGGCACATCACCACGTAATAAAAATTGTTGTAACATATCTGTATAATCAACTAATAATCTATCTTCTTTAAACAAACGTAGCCCTCTAGCGTAACGTTCTAACTCAAACCACCCTACTGCGTCTTCTACTTCGTGCCATTGTTGTTCTAACGGTATCTCTCGCATACGAGCTAAGTTTTCTATAAACGCTAAACGATCATCATGGGTCATGGCAAATAAATGTCCATCGTCTGAGTTAGTACGACCCGTTAAACGAATATTTAATTTTTCATTTAAGTCTAATATATCTGAATGACTTATAACACTTTCTCTACTAAGCCCTAATTGTCTAAACGCTAATGAATGTAACGTTCTAAAAA